GCCTCCAACATTTGAGATAATGTTAGAGACATTGGCATACGACCGATGATCGTTCCCCTGTTGTCGCCAATCATGAAGGACGATACCACATTGCCAAGGACATTTATCTGTCCACTGGCCGCGACATTACCCCCAAGGAACACCACATTAGCAATGTTGCCTCCGACATTTGAGATAATGTTAGAGACGTTGGCGTACGACCCAATGATGTTGCCTCTGTTGTCGCCAATCATGAAAGACGATACCACATTGCCAAGGACATTTATCTGGCCACTGACCGCGACATTACCCCCGAGGAACACCACGTTGCCGATGTTGCCCCCAACATTTGAGATAATGTTAGAGACATTTGCGTACGACCCGATGATGTTACCTCGAACATCAGTGGTTGAAATTGCTGCTGGTGTGGAAGTGATACCCGTTAGTCCGCTACCGTCTCCCACAAAGAACCCTGCTTGTATGTATGCACCCGTTGTGATGTTTCCATCCATTGTGAAGCGAACATTGGCAATATTGCCCCCAACATTTGAGATAATGTTAGAGACATTTGCGTACGATCCAATGATGTTGCCTCGGACATCGATGGAAGCAATTGCTGCTGGTGTGGAAGTGATACCCGTTAGTCCGCTACCGTCTCCCACAAAGAACCCTGCTTGTATGTATGCCCCTGTTGTGATGTTTCCATCCATTGTAAAGCGAACATTGGCAATATTGCCCCCAACGTTTGCAATAATGTTAGAAACATTGGCATACGACCCGATGATATTACCTTGAATGTCAGATGATGAAACTGCTGGCAGAGACGATATGATACCCGTGAGACCGCTACCATCTCCCATAAAAAAACCCTGCTTGTATGTATGCCCCGTTGTGATGTTTCCATCCATTGTAAAGCGAACATTAGCAATGTTGCCCCCGACGTTTGCAATAATGTTAGAGACATTGGCATACGACCCGATGATGTTTCCCCTGTTGTCGCCAATCATGAAAGACGATACCACATTGCCAAGGACATTGATCTGTCCGCTGGCTGCGACATTACCCCCGAGGAACCTTACATTACCGATGTTGCCTCCGACATTTGAGATAATGTTAGAGACATTGGCATACGACCCTATGATATTACCCCTGTTGTCTCCAATCATGAAGGATGATACCACGTTGCCAAGAACGTTTATTTGCCCACTGACCGCGACATTACCCCCGAGGAACCTTACATTACCGATGTTGCCTCCAACATTTGAGATAATGTTAGAGACATTGGCATACGACCCGATGATGTTCCCCCTGTTGTCGCCAATCATGAAGGACGATACCACATTGCCAAGGACATTTATCTGTCCACTGGCCGCGACATTACCCCCAAGGAACACCACGTTGCCGATGTTGCCCCCAACATTTGAGATAATGTTAGAGACATTTGCGTACGACCCGATGATGTTACCTCGAACATCAGTGGTTGAAATTGCTGCTGGTGTGGAAGTGATGCCCGTTAGTCCGCTACCGTCTCCCACAAAGAACCCTGCTTGTATGTATGCCCCCGTTGTGATGTTTCCATCCATTGTGAAGCGAACATTGGCAATATTGCCCCCAACGTTTGCAATAATGTTAGAAACATTGGCGTACGACCCGATGATATTACCTCGAATGTCAGATGATGAAACTGCTGGTGGAGTAAAAGTTGCTCCAGTTAGAAAAGCTCCGTTTCCAACGAAATATTGTTCTGTAATAATGTTTCCAGAAGCGTATATCTCATCAAAATTATTATTCCACGGAGTTAGGAAATAACTCATGGTACTTTCCTTTAAGATTAGATAATATGTTTTTTATTTTTTATATACGATTCTCTCTCCGACTTTAGCCTGTGTCAACTTCAAAGCATCTGTAAAAGAAGGTTTGCTCCATAGCAAATGTTTGCTCCAGAACCCCGGCGTGTACTTTCCGGCTCTTGTCCAGTCTTCTCTTTTCTGATGTCTGATTACATACTTTTTCATGCGCGCAGGATCCTTGTGTATGGTATAGTCTTCATATCCTCTGGCGCCAAAGTAAACCGTTTTCACTTTTTTCTTTGTCTTGTCATCAAAGAACACTGCCTTGAATTTCTTTGGCCCTGATTTCTGTTTAGTGAGTTCTACCACCATTGTTGTTTAAGTTTACATGATATTTAATTATTCAAGGTCACTTTCTTCAATGTTGTAGAGATAGTCTAGGAACCCCGCGCTATACTGCAGGGAACGAGCGGGGCTGAGAATGTCCTCTACATACAGTCTATCAGATGTCTCGTTTAGCATCACGGTGGAAACTTGCAGAGCAGAACAATAAGCCACCAGTTCGCTCTCTTTTACGCGACCGATGATCACGTTGTCAAACCTGACATCCCTGGTGATTGCATAGGGATACTTGAAACTTAGAACCTGACCCCTTGACAAGTTGGAAAATGGCTCTACAAGGTCTTCGCAGAAAACATACTCAGCGTTTGTAATAATGCGGTGATCTATTGCCTTTGCAAATTTTGCTGCAAGAGGAAGCTTTCTGAACCCGAAGATGGCGGCTCCATCGATGTTAGCAATTGCGTGATTATGAGGGATGCCTGCCATGTTTTTGGTGTTTGTAATTTGGGTGACCACAAAGAGAGAAGCCATATCTATGATAAACACTGCGCAGATTATTTTAAGTTGATTATGTCGATATACTTGTCATTTGACCCAGGTTTTGACAAGTATATATGAATGCCAACAAGTAAGAGAAAATCACTTACTGTCAATATGAACACTCCTGTCAAGTCTCACCCCATTGACATCATGGTTCCCAATGCGCCAAAGAAACCATTTGCTCCGCTCACACTTTATCGGTCGGACTCTTATGATGTTAAAGACTTCCTTGCTTCTGTATCAAATTACCACCCGGCGGACGCAACTATCACATCTGGCGACGGTGATACGGAAGACACGGCAAACTCAAGCATAGAAAAGTCAAGCTTTTATTCAATGGTAATCAAGTCTATCACAAAGTGCTTTCGTGCCTAATGAAATTTAATATTATTATTAGTAAATGAAACGACCTGTAAAAACGTCCCCATACAAGATGTCACCAAAACTGGCAGGTGGTCCAGAGAGTCATTCTTTGCCACAAGGACGCCTCAGTCCCAGAGTAAATCTACCAATTCCCGGGGAGGATTTTGCACGAAAGACAAAGACAACAAGAGATGATATGACATTCATAGTCTCAAAGTATGGAAAACGCATCGGTGGCGGAGTCAATGGTAAGGTATACGTGGCAAAGGTTACTCCACAACTCATCAGCAAGTTGAAAGAAGGCATGCAGTACGGTGGTGGCAAGATATTTTACGAGTTCCCCAAAGTTGGCTCGATAGTCATAATCAAAGAAGTGAGGCAGCAAGGACGGATGAACGACGGGCGCTTCATATCCGAAGCAATCCGTGAAAACACGGTTCACAAGAATCTCACCGACGCACCATCGTGTGCCAGAATCCCTGGTGCTACAAAGCCAGCATGCATATCAGATAATGTTCCAAAATTCTACCTGAGTTATATTATCAAAGGGGGGAAATTAGCACAGCACACTGCGATAACCGTGATGGACCCGGCCGGAACAGTCAGCCTTGCTAAGTTCTTAACCATGTTGCCAAACAAGTCATATATGGCAAGACTTTATGTGAACGTGGAGCAAATTGTGTGTTCTCTATGGCTTGCGGGTTATGTACATGGCGATTTGCACCGCGAAAACATTATGATAGATTCTTCTACAGGAAGGGCAAAATTGATTGACTTTGGCTTTGCGATAAGAATGCCAGACAACTTCCCTGCTCAAATTGGCAAGGATGTATCTGACATGGTGTCAGAGGGGTCAAACAGGTCATTTGCTGAGATATGGACGGAGAAACAAATCAATGGCAAGCAAACTCTGGTGGATTATTCTAACAGAATCATCAAGCAGCGTAGTTTCCCCTGGTACAACCCAGATTACAAAGTTCTCCAGACTCTGTGGAATCAGATCCCAGCAGATGACAGAGCAAAGCTGCCACAACTGCGTTCTGACAAGTGGGGCATAGCCATCAAAGATGTAAAAATGAGTCCAACAAATAGCCTTGAGAGTGGAGAAATCAGAGTTACACCAGTGAAGAAGAAAACTTCGTGGAAACCTCGCGATGGTAAATACTGGGCAGATGAAGTAGATGAAGAATCTCCCTCTAGTTATGCAAGTGCCAAATCTGCCAGAAGTCCTACTCCTGTATCTAAAAGATCGCCAGCTCCTGTTTCAAGGAAGGAACGAACCCCAAGTCCAAGTCCATACTCAAAGGCAACTGTGCCAATTTCATTGAAGGAACGCACTCCACCCCCAGCTCCTGTTTCAAAGAAGGAACCTGCTCCAAACGCGACATCCCTTGACAAAGTTAATTCCAAAGGTCGGAAAGTGTTCCGGGACATAATGGGGCGCACGTATGTGGAGCAAAATGGAAAGAAGGTGTATGTAAAGAAACTATTCACGCCAAAGATTGCTGATCAGAAGCATCTTACAAGCCCGATGATCGATACGGGCAAGATAGATGCTAAGAAACGTAAAGTGTTTAAAAACTCCAAGGGGCGTACGTATGTGAAGCAAGCAAATAAGAAAGTGTATGTTAAGAAATTGTTCACTCCACAGGGAGATATTAAGGAAGTTAAGGAAGTTAAAGTTATCAAGGAAGACAAAAAGAGTCCAAAGATAAACACTGGCAAGGTTGATGCCAAAAAGAGGAAAGTATTTAAGAATTCCAAAGGACGCACACATGTGATGAATGGTCCCAAAAAGGTGTATGTTAAAAAACTTTTCACACCCAAGGCTTAAATAAATAACTTAAGGAAAAAGGTGCTTCATTGATATCACTCATACCAATGAACAACGATCTCCTCCAACGCCTGCGCGAAGCTGCCCTTTCTCAAATCCACGTGGGAAATGAGTTCAAGAAAGCAGGACGGTCTTACAATCAGAATGGTTCCAGATATTTTACATATGTTCTCCTCCTCGAAAATGGAGGCAAGAACGATAAAATTTATGTCGGCGATACCGATAACATCTACTCCCGACTACTTGCTCATATAGAGCTCAGTCCCAGTTCGGCTGCATGGGTGAAGAAGCACGGTCCCGTCAGGCGCATTCTCGAAATAACATATGATGCCCAGCCAGGTGCGGAGAAGGAACGATTCCTTGAATATGCAAGCATCTTCGGATTTCCAAATGTCCGAGGCAGTTGGTGGTGCCGTACAGCAGATGCGAGTGCCCCATACTTTCTTGATGAATTTGTACGTGGAAAGGTGCCACATAATTTCATGAGCAGATCTGAAATCCATCAAATCGAAAAAGATATTAGGAAGATTGCCGCAGAACGCCTAGAAGATTGATATTGTATTAAAAAATTTACGCGAAGTTTGTACTTTCTTTTTCTTGACATAGTCTTGGTGTATTTGATCTGATTATGTTTATTGATTTTTACAAGAGAAATATTTTCACACTGCCAAAATGTTGACTATATTTGCACGCATGTAGTAACATTCACACCTGATTGTTTGTGTCATCGGCTGTCTTCTTCACAATCGTCTTGCCCCATGAACACATCCAACTTTTTGCAATGCCATTGTAGTGAACCATCAACGCAATCCATGGAATACCCATAAAGAACACAATATATTTTGGAATGTATGTCATACGCTCGCGCATGGTCAAAGTGGGTGCCCAGAATGGAATTGTGAAAACCACAAAATAGTTGTAAAGCATCACGCTACCAACGTATAGCATAAGCATATCAAAATTAACAATCACTGCATACAAAACAATGCCTATCGTGGCAAAATACAATGGAACAAGTGCCCAGCTCAGCACATTAACAAGAGCAAAGAAACGTTCAAACACATTCATCTTGGAACCATAGAGGAACAGATACCAATCATTCATGGCCGCTCCGAGCGACCAGCGGCGACGCTGAGAAATGAACACTTTGAGTGACAGTGGTGGTTCTGTCAGAGCAATAGAATCCCGAGACATAACCTGGCGAAAACGAGGTTTGTCATGACTCAGACTTAATACGCAAGCCCGGCGATCCTCAGAGGCAAAAGACATGATGGAAGCCATCAGAGATGGTTTGGGCGGAGGGGGTGTGTTAAAAGCACGAAGAAGTGATGTTTCACACATCGTATCCACATACAATGCCTGGCATGCACCAGAAAGACAAGACACCTTCTCATAAATTCTACTCTGTGCAGCGCGGCGAATAACTTGAGCATTGGTATATTCGACAAACTGATAGACGACCCAGAGTTTCTGAATGAAGGAAGTCTTGGAAATAGCCTGGGGGACAATATACCCTACCGTGCCATCGACTGGACGCTTTCCCGGAGCCTGCATATCATCAAGGAGCGCCTTTGTACAACCAGGGACGAACATCGTATCTGCATCAGTTCCCACAATATACTTTGCCTTTGGCATCATCATTTGATAGATGTCCAAAATTTCATGGTTCATATCTTCCAAGGCAAATGTTGTCGTGCCTCGGAGAGTATTAAATGCAAGAGTTCGTACAAGGACCAAAGAATCGCGTTTTCCAGCATTTCTGGACTTTATCAATACCAAAACATTCCAATCATCTTTTTGATATGAGATCAACTCAAGATTCATAGATTCACCATTCCAGTCTTTGTAGGCGTTTATGATGTTGCGCTTGAAACCGGGAAACATTTCTCTGAGAGCAGCTGCTGATTCAAAATCCCCATCCGCTATCAAAACTATATACTTCTTACCATTGATGCCAGTTTGAGCGTAGAGAGAATTCATTGTGCGTTCGAGCTCCTCTTTGGTCTCGCGATATGCGGTCAGAACATAAACGAATGGATTTTCTTCTTCCATATTAATATATTCGATCTTCTTCTGGCCATAATATCCCAGCCGAAACACAAAATAAAATGCTCTTACGAAAGTATAATAAATTAGAGACATGGCAGGCATGCCCAGAATTGGGATGAAGGCCCACCAATACTCACTATACACAAGCGCGAGCGTAATCAATCCACCATTGACAATCGTTAGATACCCAAGAAAAACAGCAGACTGAATCTTGAGTGGACTTCCACGCTTGCAAACCCACCACAAGATCAAAGACAACCATACAAATGAAACACCAGATGCGGATAACACAATTGCGTTTGTCTTTGTATCCATTTTATGGATTTGTTGACTTACAAACCGCATATATATTCAAAGTACATCCTGGATCAAATGACATCAACACAGTCAAATGACATCAACATATCGACACTTTTTTATAATAGGATATTTTGATCTATACAATAGATAAAATGACAACTGATATAGAAAACAACATGTATACAAAACGCCCGAATAAATGGTTGTTTATCAGTTTTCTAATAGTTGTTTGCATTATACCAACGACAGGAGCTGTCGTAGGAATACTATATGGCACAGGTGTTATTGGGAGATTGAATAATGTTGACTCTACGTATACTTCATCTGGCAACATAACCAACATTTTCTATCCATCTGATAATACTAATGACATAATTCCCATCATCAATGATATATATAATGCCACACTGATGTGGAACGATGAGTTTGAAGGTAGTGCTCTTGATTCTTCAAGATGGAACACCAATATTGATCCAAGAACATACAAGAAAAAAAATACTCAGCAAGTCTACACGTCTGAAGAAAATAATGTCCGTGTTTTCAATGGAAATTTAGAGCTCACTGCACGCAACAACACTGGGAATATAACATCTGGATGGGTAGATTCCAGCAACAAATTTGATTTTTTTCCCAACATAACCGACGGTATCACAAGTATATTAGTGGAAACTAGAATTCTGCTTCCTCATCCTGGACAAGGATTTTGGCCTTGTTTTTGGTTGAACCCGTCAAACATTACCAGATATGGTGATTCTCCAAGTTCTGGAGAGATGGATTTGATGGAAACCATAAATGATTTCTCTTTCTTGCTTCCCGTCATTCACTATGGTGGAAACACCAAAGAAACGGGAGGGAAGAAATGGTCAAAATTGAAATCTTCATCAGAATCCTGGGCTGACAAATATCATGTGTATTCTCTTTTGTGGGAAGTAGATACCATCACAATGTTCATTGATGGTGAAGAAGTTCTGCGTGTTCTGTCAGCGTCCATAGATCCTTCAGGTTGGTACACAACTTACCCTGGTGCGGGCAAAAATGCACCATTCGACGCACCATTTTACATCATAATGAACTTTGCCGTTGGTGGTGGATGGGCAGGTGACACAGATGACACCACACTATTCCCTGCCACGATGTTCATTGATTACGTTCGTGTGTTTTACACGTCAGACAATTTTTGATTATGAAATACATGTAATCACATCACATATGAGAATCGTAATGGTATAATAATACCAAACCGTGCATTTCACATACAGGTGTCATTTGATCCAGGTAATCATAAATATATAAATAGGAAGGTTTGTGTCTTTCGTCTATCAAACAATCAAACAATCAAAATGTTTCTCTATAACCGCCCCGCTGACACATCGGCAAATGGCTGCTTCTGCGAGGTGCCAACTATCATTTATGACTCGCAAATGGGCACTGAAATTTGCGCTGCCTGTGGTGTAGTGTTGGAAAGCGTGCTCGATGAGTCGCCAGAGTATGGCTATGACGAGAACGGGACTGACATCTCATATGCGTCCTCTTTCTCCGGAGTTGTTATCCAGACCGATAACGCGCTCACAAACAAAATTCAGAAAACCACAATGACTTCCGCAGATGTGGAGTCGAGCGAAATGAAGAAAACAATTCACACCATTTGCGACGCTTTCCACATCCCATCCCCTAATGTCATCAGAGATACTGCGATTGAACTTTCTTCAATGCTGCGTGAAAAGGTAAAGATATGTGGAAAGAAGAGGTATGCCTGCTATGCAGTCGCGGTTTACTTTGCATGCAGCCTCAACCACGCAAAACGGGAACTTCGGTCATTCCACACAGTGTGCTCAGTTGAAATCAAGAACCTCAACTTTGCAGTCAAGACTTTCCGCCAGTATATTGGCGAGCATCTCGTTGAAAAGAACAACCCTCATGATGCTCTGATTTCGGCAACTATTGCCAAGTTCAGCATCTCAGAGGAGCACAAGAAGACACTTCGTAAGTTGGTCCTCAACATGGCAGACCAGCACACGGGTATCTTCGACTCTGGACGCAAACCACGGACGATCATTGCTTCGCTCATCATGATTAACGTTTTTCGCAGCGACGTTCCTCTTGACATGCGTGAGATTGCTGATGTCATGCAGATCTGCCACTCATCTATTTCTTCAGGAGCAAAGGACCTGTCTAAAACCTATAATATCGAGTTCTGATATCGTCGCATCTTGTAATAACTTAACTAAAATTATCATGTGTAAGAAAGAATGCTCACCTTTATCAACACCTCAAACCGTTGCTGGTTCAACGCGGCTATCCAGGCAATCCTGCATGTTCCACAGCTGGCAAACATAATGCGAGAGAGTATTTACCAGAAGATGTTATTCACAAAGAGGAAAAATGCAGCAACATTTGCAGATGAACTGTCAAAGCTTACTAAGTCCTATTGGGATTCCTTTGAGCATGAGAACTCTGCAGATATTTCAGCACTGTTGGAAATATTCACCAAGATAAACCGCAACTTTGCCGGGAAGAAACAATATGACGCCACGGAATGTTTCTTGAAGATAATCGAAACTCTCGAAACGGCTTTTGTTCCTAAACCACCCGCCCCACTGCCAGACACATGTGACACCAAGGAGTGGTTGTCCTACACTGGCGATTTTGCACCCACTTTCATCTCGGATATTTTCCTTGGTCAGGCAAAACAACAGCTCTCCGACGGGTCTACAACATTCAATCATTTCACGGGCATCACGGTGTCGGGCCAACACTCCACCATTGAAAAGGGTATTGGCGAGTTTTTGAATGACCCAGACACTGGTATCGTCAGGAATGTCACAAAGTTTCCTTTAATTCTCCCAGTAATCTTTCAGAGGAGCGAGGAAAGAAGTTTTGTGGATTACAATACTACTCTGCAACTTGAGTCTGCAAATTATGATCTCTTTTCCATCCTTCTTCACGTGAACAATTCTCACTGGGTGACTCTTGCCAAGGGACCATCTGGTTGGAATCTGTTTGATGATGAAAAAATTACAAGCATCACAGACATCAATGCGCTCATCCAACGAGATGCAATCATGTTGCTGTTCAAGAAAACTAACTGATATATCGACACTTCTGATGTTTTAAGAAACCCGTGTAACCATAACATATACACAATGACTTCGTATTACAAGTGCCACTGTGGGTACAGCACCAAGAACAAGGAATACGCAGGGTTCCACAACCACAAGCTTTGCCAAGCAACTGAATTCAAGTCTGAGTATGAGGGGGCTGGGGGTCTCATTTACTTTTCCAAGAGTGGAAAGACCTCTTCGTTTGGCAAGTGGTACGAGTCCGAGGAAAGGCTCCTGACCACATTTGCAGGCCATGAAGTACAATTCAGATACTTTTACAACTGTGACATGGAGTTCACTCGGCTCCGGAGCCGTGCTGTGCAACTCGGTCTTGTCTCGAACGATTGCCCGCACACAATTGTCCGCAATGATTCTGCTGAGCACCTGTTCAATGATTTCTGATTTGTGATTGATTACATGTAATTACGGGCGCACGAAACGAATAATTTCCTCAAACTTGATATTCTCATCAATGTTGGCACGGGTCTTCTTGAAAGTCAGCATATCATTAGCCTGCAGCTTATCTGGCCGGTCATGCAGAGCATTCCAATTGCCATTCTCGTACGCACACTCCACAATCGTTCCAACCAGAAACAGCTTCTTGGACATGTTGATTTTGCCCACGGGGCAATTTTTGCCAATTTCAGGGTCGTAGATCCCGATGGTTCCGCGGCCATCCAGAATGATGAAGTCCACGGTGTGGGTGCCTTCGGGCTTCAGCTTGTAAAAATGAAAGTGCCTGCCGTATACCACAGGGTCAGCCACAGGAACCAGAACAACACCGTCGCAGTGATATGTAGACTCTGTCTTGGCAAGACGCTCGCGGACGTCGGGAGCATCCAGGGGGATCCACTTCTTGAACCTAACTTGGACGGGGTCATTGGGGTGTGCGCGGAAAGACTTCATCGACCGCTGCATCGCAATGATGCGGCCATCCAAAGGCAGCTGAGACACCGTGATCCCAGACACGACAACGGCATCAAAGAAAACAAAGACCGGGGTCCCAGACTTGTCCACTGTAATCTCGCCATCAAAAATGCTCCCCTGGAAAAGCACACGTGGGATACACTGGAGGGGCAGGAGATAAACAGTCATCGCGCGGTCGATGATGACACACAGCTTGATGTCATACAGGCGCATGCAGCACAGCATAAAACGAATACCATCGGTCTTCTCGGCCACCACATAACCCGACTTCAGCTTGTACATCTCGGAGCGTTCAAGACTGACGGGGTTTGGACCAGGGAGACGGTTCCTCGGGTGATCGTCCATTGACAAACGCTTCATCTCGGCAATCACATCAACAGATGCCTTGCCGGTGACTTTATGGAGCTTGATGGTCGTGCCATTGACGACAATGCTGGAGCGTTCAGTGGAGATCATTGATGTTTGTTTGTTGGTTGGTATGGAAATGCTTTTTTTTAAGCTTTATATAGACTTTTCTTATCCAGGGTCAAATGACAAGTAGATGCCATTTGACCCTGGTACCTTGTAGAGCTTATAAAAAAATAGACGACACATTTTTTTCACAATCATGAAGATCATCTTCTTTTTATCTCTTCTGGCATTTGCCTCTGGATGTTCTCTTCCAGAATGTCTCAATCCAAGTTCCGATCCTCCTATTCCAATTGATCAGATGCCCCAGTTTGTTCTCCTATCTCACGATGATGAAATAAATGAACAAACTCTTCAAGCATTTCAAGATGTAGGATTGTGTAGTGAGAAGATCACCTTTTTCTTGATGTGGTCCAAGATTGACTGTCGTTATGTTCAGGCATTTTATAATGCCGGGCATGAAATTGCCATGCATACCGTGAACCACAAACATCTCACAGGAGTTCCTCTTGACCAACTGGCTTATGAAATGTTAGGAGTGCGTGACTTGGTTCATGCCAAGTGCGGCATTCCTCTTGAGGATATGGTAGGCTTCCGCGCTCCATATCTTGAGGTGAATGAACATGTACGCAAAGTTCTATATGATGATAAGAACATCAAGTATGACTCTTCTTACAATGTTGACAAACCCCTGGCCCCCTTTACAATGGATTCTGGGCTTGTGAAGAATTCCTCTGTAGCCTCAGAGTCCTGGCCAGGGTTGTGGCAAATCCCTCTTATTTCCTTTGGCAAGGGCCATGGAGTAGGCAGATATGCGATGGACCCTGGCAGGATAACTCAAGCCATAGCAGATCCACTAACTATAGGACAGTTTATTCCTGCTTCAGATATGTTTGACGTTCTTGTTTCTAGTTTTGAAAAAGAATATGTCAATGGTTCTAAACTTCCATTCTCTATTAATTTTCATACACCGTGGCTAAATGCTCCTGATTATGCCACAAACTTGGGTCTTTTTCTAAAATACACAAGTCAGTTTGAAGATGTATATTACATTACATACTCGGAACTAATTGACTGGATGAAGAATCCGGTTCCATTGGAGGACATGCCTCCAAGCAACAGATTCTGTACATATGTATCAGTTCCTCCAATCTCTTTCTGGAACAGATATAAGAATGAAATCCTGGTGATCGCGATTGTTGTTGGGCCTATTATTATTTTGAGCATTGGAACACTGTTGGCACAAATCATTTTCATAGCCACAAGAAAATCTGTGTAATCAACTATCAACCCAGAAATCAGAGTACAGGACAGTTTCATCTTTCGAGGCACACCAATCTCCTCCGAAAAATGTGTGAAATGGAATCTTGGAGATTACATCTGGAGAGCGCAACCAGGAAATACCACCAACAGATGCCGCCTTACCATTTATGGTGACAATGCAAATGCCATCAAAGTTTGGCGTTCCATCTCCTGCAAATGTGTTCAATACAACTTTAATGGAAAGATCATTCCACTTGCCACGAAGCAGAGTACCTTGTTTAAAAACATTTAGAAAGAACTCTACTCCCCAACCACCTTCGCGTGCCGATTTATCAAGTTCTGGATTGAGTTGATATAAGTCCTTGGGAGTGTACACATACAGAGATGCCGAACCTTCTCCTCTCCAAACTATGCGCGCTGTTGAAGAATTTTCAGAGCGATTACCACCACTTGCTGCACCTGTCCCTATGGAGAAACCAACTCCAGTCTTTCCACCTCTTGTGAAGTCAAAGGTATCTGGATACTTGACCTTGCAGCCAAATGATGCCATACTTGAAGATGGCAGAACTCTTGGAGGAGAAAATACAAGTTCTATACCTCCCGTTTCCAAGTTTTTATCTGAGTCACTACCCTTCTTGTATACAACTGCCAAACATGTCTTATTGTCATTTTGTGTGACATATGACTTACGCCAGTCTAAGAATTCTACTCCCCAAATATTTCCGCCTTTTTTCAAATTGGATATTGGAAGATACTTCATTTACTGAACACAATATTTTTGTCATTTGACCCAGGAGTGTGAAATAGTATAAAATATCGCATCAAGTTTTTTTTTACAAAATGTTTCTCCCTCTCAAAGTCAGGAGCTTTTTGCTCTATCTCACAGTCATTGGTATAAATGCAGGGCTTTTGGCTCTTATTATCATTTTTAACCAGTTCTGGTATGTTTTTGCTCCTGTTCTAGTACTTGGTTCTGCAGTCACGATTTATTATATGACTTGTATTGTTCTTCATGAACTGTATCAACGTTTCATGGGGAAACCCAATCTAACTGCGCCACAGGAACCAATCATGTTTCTCGTGACTGCTTACAATGAAGAACTTGGCGAGTTGAATAGAACAATTGTCTCGGTGTCCACTCAAAAAATAGATGAGGGCATAGAAAGAACTGTTGTAGTAATTGTTGATGGCACTAAAAAACTGGGAAAGTCACTCCTTGCAGAAAAGTATGGTGAGAGGCTTATTGTTTCGGATGCATATGAAGATTGGCATGGTAAGCCCAAGGATGTTACTTTTCTCAAAACAAAGTGCAATGATGTCAATGTTGTTTATATCATCAAGAGTGAAAATGCTGGTAAGCGCGATAGCGTGGTTCTAGCCAGAACTCTTGCATATGGCACTCTGTTTCCAGATTCTCATGATCGCTACGCAATGATAATTTCTCCAGAAATGGAACTGGCTTGGCGTCGCTTTGTCCCAGCTGCTACAAGGATGGTGGGTATTGATGCCGATACTATTTTCCATGAAGAGTGTACTCAGGCAATGCTTGAAGAAATGAACTATCCAGGAAAGCGTCCTGTGGATGGTGTTGTTGGCTATATTGAAATTGCTCCAGCAGACATCCAAAAGTCTCCATATCAAGTTATGTGGAGAACATTTCAGTCTGTGGGATATGTCATTGGCCAGCACACTATGCGTGTATATCAGTCGAGAATATCTGAAAAGGTGAGTTGTCTGTCTGGGGCTTGTTATGCAATCTTTATTCCATCAATGTGCCAGCCAGAACTTCTTCGCGAATTCAACACACCATCAAAGCCGGACACTGGTCTCTTTCAGAGCATTCTGTCATATGCTTCGGAGGACCGCAGATCAGTAGTTCTTGCTCTGTGTCGTGACCGCACTGTGAGGTTCAGGCAGGCACTGGACAAACGGGCAATTGCTTACACCGTCCCACCAGAGAGTGCTTCCGTGTTTTTTTCTCAACGCCGAAGGTGGTCACTTGGTACCACGTGCAATAACCTGTGGCTTTTCCTGTATGGCACTAATCTATATATCTCAGAGAGAATAATTGCTCTTATTCAGGTGTTTGCCTTTGTCCTAACACCTCTGTACCTATCAGTAAATGCATATCTCATTTATGTCTTTGTGCATCACTTTGACATACGCCTTGTGTACATCAGTATTCCAATGATGGTGGTATTTGCCAATAATATGCTTATTCCCTTGTGGAGCCCCTGCATGGGTTCTGTGCGATCCAGACTTATGTGGATTCCAACCTACATTGTTGGTTTTGTTTACAGTCCTTGGATAGGTGCCATTGTTCAGGCAAACTCTCTTCTGAAGTCATGGTCGGTGTCTTGGGGGAAGACATCCGTGGGGACAAAAACAAAGACAATTGCAACTCAAATTGAAAGCACCGTCTGATGAAATCGCCAAACAATGTAACTATATCGACACACCTCAACATATAAACAAGAGTTATCTCAGCTATTATAAGAAAAATGTTCGCAAAGAAGCTTGCAATCATTGGCTCTGGTTATGTTGGTCTGGAACTTGCTCAGGTTCTGTCTCGCGGCCACTCTACAAATGCTGTCATCATTGCCTATGACATAAACTTGGAGCGAGCTGAGTATGTCAACTCTATCACGGCTGGGAATGTTATTGGGACAAATGACCCCAATATGCTAATGAATGCCGATGCTTTCATGATATGCGTGCCAACCCCAGATGACGCATATGGCAGACCGGACGAGCGCCCCCTCTATCAGGCAAAGGCTCTGGTAGAAAAGTATTCTAAGAAAGACAGTATCATGATTCTCGAAAGTTCCGTGTGCGTTGGAGACACCAGGAAGATCTTTGGCAATCTCCGAGACAAGGACATCTTTGTGGCCTTTTCCCCTGAACGTGTGGACCCAGGGCGTGTATTTCCCCCTCCTCATACTATTGCAAAGCTTCTTGGTGGTATTGATAAGGAGTCGTATGACAAGGCGCTTGAAGTATATTCTCCTGCTTTTGACAATATAGTGTATGTATCTTCACCAGAAGTTGCAGAGTTCTCTAAACTGTATGAAAACACATTCCGTCTAATGAACATTGCTTTTGCCAACCAAGTTGCAGACGCAGCAAAAAATCTTGGTCTGAATCCTGACGAGATCTATGATGCCGTTAATACCAAACCATTTGGTCTCTCTGGCCCATTCAAGAGTGGTCTTGGCGCTGGAGGTCCTTGTCTGCCTTCGAACGCAAAGCATCTACTGCACACATGCGATATCCCACTGCTTAAGAGTGCTTCTGAAGCATGCTCAGAGAGACCTCGCAAGCAAGCTTGGAACTTTGCAAACTTTGCCAAGGACACTGACATCAAGAAAGTCCTGGTGAGTGGTCTTTCTTTCAAGAAAAATGTATCTACAACCATTGCTTCTCCTGCCCTCGCATTTGCATATGAACTTTCTAAACTGATGCATGTTGTTGTCCACGATCCTCTGGTACCAAAGAATAATGATCTCAACTTTACAAGTGATCTGGTATCGGACTTGAAGAGTTCTGATTGCGTTATTCTTCTCGTGGACCATGATCATCCAGACACCGCAGAAATCAACAAATACGCTTCAAAGATGCTTTGGTCTCCTTAATATCAACACATATATATGTAAAGACGCAAGATACATTATTACAAAAAATGTCTGGAGACGTTTTTGTAACAGTTGACAGTTACACAGAAGCCAGGAACACACATTATTTTTACAGCATGATTGCGATTGGCACAGTACTGATACTCTTGCTTGTAGGAGCTGACCTTATTTGGCAGATTGTGCTGAAAGATTAGCCTGCCTTGCGCTGGGACCGTAATCTACTCTTGGCAATATTCAAGTCAATTTGCGCATTTTCAGTCTTCAAATTTATCAGTTTTTTCTCCTTTTTCAAAATGTTCATCTTGTTTTTCATACTCAATTTAAGAGTAAGCTTGGTCTCATTGTTAAATATTTTCTTTATTTCATTTTCAGCCTTCTGAACAGCATTTCTCTCTTTCTTCAAATCTTCCATCTTCTTCTCGATACGCTTCACGCGATCGTGGGACCTGTTGAGAGCATCGAAATACTTCTTGGGAATGTCTTTCTTTTCAGCACGTGGAGAGTGTCTCACAGTCTTTGTCACGGGGTGGCCGCGGCCCTCGGCAGGGATATGTTTTACGAATGTCAAAGGTTTTCCTGCATTATTTGCCCACGAAACTTTCTTTGTTGGCGCCATATACTAAGAACATAGATTAAATGTCATCGGGAATCCAAGAAAGTTGGGTTGGCTTGGCGCAATCAGGGCACGCTGGAAGCTGAGTCGGTTTGGCACAACTAGGGCACGCTGGAAGTTGGGTTGGAGTGTTGTCTTCTGGAATCCATGGAAGCTGGGTTGGCTTGTTGTCTTCGGGGTTGTAGATGGGCTGCATTATCTCAGGAAGTTTGCTTCCGCCATTTTTGAAGAATTTCTTGAATGCCACATAACAGACATACAGAATTACAGCCGCTAGAAGCGCCAACACAACAGGATGCTTGATTGTTTTTACAACGGTCTTCATAGAGGCATTCATTATCTATATAATTATGCAATTATTTTTTCCACATGATTGCAAAAATAACTTAAACATACTTAAATCTGTGTGAGTTATGAGTGAAGGCATTGTATTTTTTGTTGCAGAAACATACAAATCTAACATTGCCAAGATTGGCTACAGCACAGATACTGATATAAAAAAACTATACGACAACATCCAGTCAATGAGACTTCCTTCTATCATTGCTTTCTATTCAATCAATGTCGTGCGCGATGAACTTCTCATTCTAAGAAAGCTGAAGGAAAATGATCTGTTGCTCGCAAACAACATGGTCAAGAATGCAAATGACACAATTGACATTTTCACCGGATTTTTCAAGGAGAAACTCTCAAACGAACCCCCACAGGTAATTGACGAGAATACCAAGAGAATGATTGACAAAATGCTGGCCGACTCCGATGATGGCGAATAGAACGTCGTCAATTCTATTGTAAAAGAATGTTTGATGTAAGCAGAATGTCCGTAATTGCTATCGATCCCGGAACCAAGAACCTTGCTCTATGTGCTATAACCCCAGAAGGAAAAGTTGTTCATTGGGACGTTATTTCAATCAGCCCGGACCCCAAGGGCATCTACGACGGTCTTGAGAAGATAAAGTTCTCCGAGTGGGTAAAGGAGTCAACCGACGTTGTGGTAGAACGCCAGCCATCAAAGAACCCTCGGGCGGTCAGAATTCAGCATTACATTGAAATGTATGCAGCAAGCAATGATGGGCGCATGTATTGCATCGATCCCAAACACAAACTGAGTTACGCTTCTACCACCGAATGGTGGCCGCAGCGAGACATCACAAACTGGAACTACAATGAACGCAAGAAACTGTCTGTGGAAACCGTAAAAGAGTATTTGAAGACCACCGACCAAGACCAAGAGTTCATCGAGCTTTTTGACAAGTCCAAGAAGAAAGATGACTTGGCCGATAGTCTGCTCCATGCTCTGGCGTTCATCCACAACATAAAACCATCTCTCAAAGAAACCAGAACACCGATGGCAGTGCGCAACATCAAACCGAAGAAACCAATGGAGTCGCAAATGAAATCGGGCAAGTTTTCTCAGGCAGGTCTTAAATTTCTGGCGAAGGGACTGCTCACTTCATTTGACGCTTTCGAATCCAAGGTTAGCAACATTCATGGTTTCTGTACATCGGCTTCAAAACATTTCGAAACTCTTGACAACGCATACATACAATTAGGTGGTAAGCTTTAAATAATTATATTTATATAAGTAAATGCGTCTGACACACATGCAACTGATCCTCGCGTCTGCCCTGGCTCTGGTTATTGTCTTGATTGTGATTACAATGCTTCTCAAGAAGCCAACTAAAAAGGAGAACTTTAGTTTTGGAGACATCTTCAAGAAGGTAAAGGATGTTGGAAAGAAGGTTGGTAATGTTGCTAAGGATGGGTTCAACGCGGCCAAGAACGTTGTAGCACCAAACTCGTACCAGCCTACATACACAAACAGAGTGCTTTACAAAAATTTGTGGGCATGTCCGTCCGGTACCGTGGACATGGGGGACGAAGCACGCCAGTGCCTTACCAGTGCGTATGGTCCTCAAATATGGCGCGCGGATGCAGCAGGAAACTGGGGCTGGGCGTGCCCTGCGGGTACGAGTTTGGTGAACACGTCGGACTGGAATCAAAAATGCGCAAAAGGGTTCAGTCAGAGAAAGTTGATTGGAGGCACTTGGAAATGCTACGACACCGAGGTCGACACTGGAAAAACGTGGGAAAATTCTGACTACTACGCTGCTCAGCAGCAATGTGCAACTGGTGACGATGCTTCATTTACAACCAGAATATTTGACGGGAATGCATGGAGCTGCCCGTCGGGATCTACAGACACAGGTTTTACATGGAATGATGGCGCGTTGGGCTCCAAGCAATGCAAGATTTCACCGGGAAATTAAAGAAGTGACGGTTTGCGCGACCACTTGAAACCATACGCTGATTTGCTTCTTTTGCATTTAGGATTAGCACATCTACTTATACCTGTTCCGCTATTCTTTCCAAGAGCTTGTGCCACTTCTTCACTCGAGGCAAATGAGTCAACATACATACCATCAAGAGTATACTGATACACTCTCTTGGATGCTTGATGCTTCTCACCTGTCTTCCCATACATAGGATGCTTCTCACCGGATTGTGCTTCGCTCTGTTTTTTCTTGGTTTCCTCGGAGTGTTCCTTCCCATACATAGGATTCTTCTCACCGGTCTTTGCTTCCTTCATTTTTTGCTTGGTTTCCTCGGTATGTTCCTTCCCAAACCAACAAGCTTTCTCACCGGTCTTCCCGTACATATGATTCTTCTCACCAGTTTGTGCTTCGCTGATTTTTTTCTTGGTTTCCTCGCTTGACCTCCCTTTACTACCACCGCCTTCCATGAGATTATATCCACCAGGAGACAGAGTTCCTAGTAGTGCCACCAGCATCTCCTCATAGAAATTGAGGTCCTCATCGGGAATCTCATACCATTCCTTTTCCACTTTTTCCCATCCATACTTTTGGATGGCATTACATACTGCCACGCAACCGCTACTAGCATATTTGTGCTCTTCCAAACGTTTATGTATGTCACGAATTGTTTGGCCAATGTAACTCTTTTTTGATGGGAAAGTGAGCCTGTAAATGAAACCCATTGAAGACTATGATTGCTCTGTAGTATTTACATTGTATTTTGTCGATATGCATTAAATGACAACCCAAAAATAACCGTCATAACTAACGCCATCACGCAGCGCGGCATAAATATTTGAGCGTTCTACTGGGTCCGTCGTGATTGACTTGACGGACGAAAACTTTGTGAAACAAAACTTTGTCTCACAAAATCTGACGATAGTTCCAGCAACTTCAATGGCTTCCATTGTTGTGTCTCGCTGGTTCCGCACTTTGGCCCTGGAAACTGTTATAGAAGGCTTCTTCTTGGCCTGTGAGCGCTCCTTGGCGATACGAGCAAGATGTTTCTTGTACGAAAACCACTGGTCGTCATCCATAACAATACACTTGGGAATATCATCCATCACCGCCACAGGGTGAGATGTCATCAATGACTTAATGTGATTAACCAGTGCGGATGTATCACCCGCCGCTGAACCAACGTTGATGTCAGGCTCTGTTTTCATGACAAGGCGAACCATTTGTCTATAATCACGGTTTGTGATACAATTAGATTTTGTCGATATATATGTATATCGACGAAAACTTAAACTGATTTGATGTGCTATTTTGCGATAGGTTTCACCTTCTTCAGATACAGATTCTGATGCTCAATGGACCACCGCTTAAACTTGAGAAAGAGAGAAGGAGGAGGAACTACGTAAATAGTTCTGGCGGTTGGTGTTTTAATGTATGAGGAATTGCGATAGATGTCCCACTGAGTTGCCATTTGACTTATGACACTGATTTATTTATTTTATACCTTTTTAGTGTCCGTGGTCAAATGACACGTATATCGACAAAACTGAGTTTCACTGGTCATAGAGATTTTATCTGATTGTTACAAGTGTTTATTGGTCAAGTTTATTTGATCAAGATATCGAAGCTGTTCTTTTTTGTGATAGAATCCTACATACTTTTTTAGAAGGAATGATTTTAAGAATGTGTAATTTGCATTTGTTCTCCAACTTTGCAATGACATATGAAACATCGCATTTTCTGTTGCATTGCATTTTTTGGCAATTTTGATATGTTGTTCTAATATAGAATATCTATCATATATCCATTTTGATATTCTACGGATAGCGTCAATTTTACCAGAAATCTTCCGACCATGCAAATCTAAATATGCCTGGTAGACATGGAATAATTCATCCATTTGTTTTGATGCAAAGTATATCTCATGGATATGGGTCTCTAGGTTTCTCAAAGCTGCGAATCCTTCTTTATTATCTTTCAACCATCTTTTCTTTTCTTCACGATATAAATTTTGTTTTTCCTTAGACTCACCTCTTTCTAACTCCATCGGTTTTGTAGAGCAGATAGGGCCATTTTTTATATATATGTCCATGAACGATCCCGGTCTATCCAGTTCTCCTATCCTGTCCAAGATAGATCTTAAATTCCAAACTATTACCGACTCAATTTTTGTAATTTCTTGCGCCATCAATTTGTCGTGTATTTTCAGTTCTCGTCTATGTAAGTATGGGAGATTATACTTGAGACGCACGTCCAATAATTTCATATTCTTGCTCCTTGGCATGTGTTCTTTGAATAACATTTTTTTGGTCTTCTGCAGCTCATTGATTTTTTTTTTCAAAACGTTTTTTCCGTGCGACAGCCTATTACTATGACCTGTTTGAAATAATCTTGCTGCTGGAATAATACGTGTTGTGGTATGATGACTACCAGGCGCATATAGATAACATATGTTACGTGATACACTTTCTAGATCTTCTTTCAGAGTCATCTTTTTTTACTCCACTTTTTTTTCCTGTCCAGATAACGCAATATTAACATATCAAGCTTCATATATATCGACAAAAATTAGATATTACCATCTCTGGAACTTGAAGCGTAGACACAATGAAGATCACAATCACCGCTCTCCAGTTTTCCGTATCCAAGAATGCCGAGGATAACCTGCGCACCGCAGAGCGCATGGTGAGGAACGCGGCGGCCAATGGTGCCAATGTCATCGTGCTTCCTGAGCTCTTTCAGGCCCGCTATTTTTGCCAGGAACAAAAGCAGAAATGGTTTGCACTTGCTGAGACTGTTGAGGAAAGTCATGTTGTCCGCAGATTTGCAAAACTGGCAGGGGAACTTGGCGTGGTCATTCCAATTTCCTTTTTTGAGCGTGATCGTAATAATTATTACAATTCGGTTGCGGTTGCGGACGCCGATGGGTCTATTCTCGGAACTTACCGCAAGACACACATCCCTCAGGGGGATTGCTACAACGAAAAGTATTACTTTACTCCGGGAAACAACGGTTATGGGATTTTCAACACCAAGTTCGGGGTGATGGGCGTATTGATCTGCTGGGATCAATGGAATCCAGAGGCGGCACGCTGCCTGGCTCTCGATGGCGCTGACTTCATTGTGTACCCCACTGCCATCGGTTCGGAGCCCGCTTTTCCTGATGGCGAGTCATATATGCACTGGGCGCGCACCATTCAAGGACATTCGGCAGCAAGTGGTATTCCTGTGATTGTTGCCAATCGCATTGGTCGCGAGCGTTTTGGCAAGACAAAGATCGACTTCTACGGCGGGTCCTTCGCAACCAACAACAAGGGCGAGGTGGTTTCTCAGGTAGGCGGGGAGCCACAAAAGAATGGGGGTGTAGATCCAGAACCCGTATATATGAAGGGGCATATCAAAATTACCATTGACACCGATGAAAATGATATGTTCCGTGCTGGGTGGGGACTGCTTCGCGACCGCCGTCCGGAACTGTATGGTCGTCTTGTCATTTAAATTTTAATATTACCATATGTAATAATGTTCGGCAACAAGAAACTCAGACATGAAAGAGATATTGCTCAGGAGCGCATACGCCAAATGACCAAGGAACTGGAACGAGAGCGCATAGTTCGCTCTGTATTTCAATTGGCGTCTACTGCTCTGTTTATAACGTCTGTGAACTTGACACATCAATCATTGTAAAATTCGAATCTGTTGATTCTCATAATCCTTGAACAGAACTTGACGCTTTGAAATGTTATAATACGCAGTGTATATTGTTGTCTCATAATTATCTTTTCTTGTTTTGGGATCTCTTGAGACTACTGCTCCCTTGGGGATGTCAAAGTTATTCAAAACGTGTATGAGCGAGTTGATTGCTTCTTCGCCATTGTTTGGTTTGACCACGGTATCTGCAAAAAATGCCAATCTCGCAAAACGACTCTTGCTGGTGAAGTCGCCCGGGAGGCCTATGGCACCAGATCCCTGGGAATCGGCATTAGGATTGCTGTATTGTGATACATTGGCAAGCACCTTTTCCGCCTCGTCCAAATGTTCTGGGAACGAAGGGGAGTTTGTGAAAACCCCAATGTCATTGCGATACACATTTAGTCTCCCATTTGCTGGCTCCAGAACCAATGATGTTCCCGTCGCATCTGTTACAAACCAGTGCATTCCAGGGGTTTTTTCAAAAGGTGGATAAATTTCGTCTATCATATTCACCGTGGGTGCCAAGAACTCAACATCATCACATGTTTCACATCTCTCCAATATCATCATTGCAAGATCTGTTGGTTTGACATTTATCTTGGTCATTGTCACGGGAGCGTACGTAGCGCACTTGGGAAAGTAAAACACAAACACAACCAGACCGGACAAATTCATTCCGTCCAGTATCTTGTTATCCGGGGTAGACGTTCCCTTTATGGCAGTTGTCTTGAATTTCTTGAACTTTATAATGTTCTGACCAAATTCCATTGTGCGACCCACAACCACTGTTCCATCCTTTGAAATGAAGCGAATGCCACTGCACATGTTTAACTTAAAAAAATATTATTTAAAATGAAAAAAAAATGACCATAATTCTCCTCATGCGTCATGGAGAAAAATTAGATAATGAACTTTCTGAAGAAGGGTGCATACGCGCCGAGTATCTTCCAGAATATTTTCTCAAACACCGCCCCAAGGGAGTCCCATTACCAACACACCTGATCTCAATGAAACCAAATAAACCCTCATCTTCTCGGCGCTGCGTAGACACTCTCATTCCCATGATGCGGGACTTTCGAATGACATTACATGTAGAATTTAAGAGAGAAGAAGTAAAAGAGCTCGTAAACTATATACTCGACCTGCCTCGCAACTCTGTGGTTCTTGTGTGCTGGGAACATCACTACATTGTCAACATTGCTCGAGAGCTCGGTTTCCCAGTATTGAATTGGAACGATACTCCGATAACAAACGATGAAGACACCAAACAGTACAATATTCTGTGGAAAATCGAGAACAATGAGTTCAAGAGTTTCCTGACATTTGACATAGAATATAAATCACCATCTGTATATCTGCACCCACTGCGACAGGAATACACAATCCAAAATTATCCTTGGAGCATCCTATCACGTAAATTGTCATTTTGGAGAGCTCGCTGACTTTAACAAAAGTTATCCTTTGCATAGCCTATCACGCCGCATGAAAGTCTTTTCCCAGCATTTCCAGTCTTGAGACTCTCGGCATTATTGCCCTTCCCACAATCATCGGTATCGGCATGTATAACTATCGAACGACCCAGAATGGAACACTTTCCCCTCAGTTTTATCATGGAATCGTAGAATGAATATTTTGCCTTCCCATTCTTGTCTGCCTTTACATTTCCAAGGTCACCCACGTGACGTTCTTTGGAATCTGGCCCACCATGATTTTTTTTGTACGGGTTGAAGTGTGCACACGCGCTCGTACATTTATCGGTCATATCACCCGCCTCGTGAACATGGAACCCGTGCTCCTTGTTTGGAGTTAATCCCGCCATGTCTACCGAGATCTTTACTTTGGAACCTTCCTCTTCAAATCTAACAGTTCCTGAAACAGACCCAACAAGCACAGCGATTGCTTTTATCATGCCGTCTTCATTGTAGGAAATAAAAGAATAATCTAAATGCGTCATATACTTTATCGTATAAAAAATAAAAGAGTAATTTAAATATGAGTGACGAGTTCTTCAATGTGAATCAGGGAGGTAACTTTAATGTGATAAGGGTTGTCTCCACTCCAGGCCCCAAGCTTTCTCGCCCACCAATCACAATAAAAAAGAAAGACGCTTTCCAGCGGAAGTATGTTCAGGAAGGAAACACAATTTATCTATGCAACATCTGCAGTTTTGTAACTCCCACAGATGCAGGAGCGGCTACCATTGACTTGGCAGAACATACAAACGGGTCAGTGTATAAGATTTCATTCAACGGAACCAACTTTGCCGCGCCTTCTTTGTCACCCCTCGGCGGGATGAACACTTCGGCAGTCTTTGACTTGCACGCTGGTCAACGGGCGGTGCAGAAGAAATACACCGAGAGAGGGTGCGAAGATGTCATTATGAAAGATGAGATTTCTGATGTTGCAGTTGACGAAAAAACACTACTGATAACCACTAAGTTGGCATCAGAATCATCTCCAAGTGAAATCAGAAACGGTATAATGAATCTCAACGACACGCTCGTGTCAGACATAGTTCACACCAAGCGGATACACAATGTTGCCCCGGGCATCGTAGACTATAAAGTTTCTTTGAACATTCCTGCAAATTACACATGGGGCGTCATTGAAGTCTTGTCTGCCACTTTTATCAACAACATCATGATCCAATTGGTGAGACATAAAGGGGGGTGGGAAGTCATGAAGGCCGCAACATATCCTAACGGAGGATTCGTGATTGCGAGTAGTCCTGAAACATCGATGGGAGTCATACTCACCAAGTGGCCCAAAGGTGCTGTGATGTTTCCTCCCAAGGTACATTACAATGAGTTTGAGGAAGTCAACCGGTGGAGCATTACGCAGCAAATTGGAAGTCCTGTGAATGATTCCGTCAAAGTGCCGGGTGGCGAATACTCCTGGGACATAAAGTTGTTCTTTGGTCCTATATGGTTCACACAAGGGAAGATAAATAAGGTGAAACTTGAACCTCACGGCAACGATCATAAGTTTCTGTATGACGAGGATATAGTCAACAAACGCATACAACTAAAGCATATGCAAACCAAACCCGCTCATGCTTACACATCATTTTGATTATATCACTTTAGCACAATCATTAAATTCCGCGGGCATTGAGTGCTTCAACATCCTCTTGTACATGGTGGCAGAACTGAAAATCGCGAAAGAAGAATTGAAAATTGTGAAGGCACATATGAAAAAAGTATGTGTCTTATATACAGACATCTTGATATAATGTTATTCAAAACTAATATATACATCTGATTGTCGATATATCACTTTAGTACTGGAGATTTAGACGTCCAATACCCTTTGTAAAGTTTCATGGGACGTTCCAGAGTAACATTGCCTGTTTTGAACAGATCTGCCCACAATGTGCAACGATCACCTGTGCCGCTGGTGTCCAGATCTTGGAACCCGGCTTTCAACAATTTTCTACGTGCCTCGCAGAAATCAAGGAACCATGTTGCTTCATCCATCTCGTCCTTGTTTTTCATTGCTTTCAAAATAGGATTGAAAGAACTCATGTCTGAACCATGATTCAGAGCGGTGTCTACCATAAAACCCCGTGTGAGAGGTGATGTTAATTTAGCACCGGGGCGATTGACAAGTTTGTCAGCAAAGTTCCGGGCAAATGACCAATACAGCTTGATGTAAATCTTCCACACAGCCTGTTGCCATTCCTTGTCATCGCCAAGGGTATTTATGTCTTTTCCAAGATTTTCAAGACCTCGGTTGTCCTCTCCCTTTGTCTTGGTCATCGGTGCTATGTACTTAACGAGTTTGTGGTTTGGGTTTATTTTCTCTAATTCTTGTAGAACCATCAGCAGATCGCCAGTTCCGCTGCAAGCGCCATAAATAGTGACTGTCCATCCCCGGCCATCACCAAGACGTTTGGCAAAGTTGTAGTTTTTCCACCAATCCAGAGTTGAGTTCTCTGGGAGAGATATCAAGGAAAGGATTGTGTCTGCCTGGCTTTCTGTGAAACCAAGAGGTGCCAATTGACTTACAATCTCTGCGGGGATATGTGTGTCGACATTATCAGGAGTTTTTGGTGTTTCAGGAACTGGCGGTGGGATATCAGGTACAGATAGTTCCAACTCCTTGGCAAGTGCGTTCTTGAATTGCTGTCTGCGGTTAGGGCCAAGACCCCTGTACTTTCTGCCAACTGCGTTCAGTTCATCTTCAGCAATTTTCAACATTCTCTTCACAAAGTCATCACAAATCTGGTTTTTGTTCTCACTAGTTATCTCCATATAGTATACACAACGAAAATAATCAAGAATATTTACACCCCTGATATGTAACGGTAAATATGTCATTCGTTTAATAACTTAAAAAAATTTAAAACACTGTTAGTAGCTTAAAGAAATGGATAGTTTTGACTTAAATGATGGTTTTCTGTATGGTGATCTATATTGCGCTGTAGAAAAACAGATTGTTGATGAAATAAACTTAAAATACAGAGTTTTTATTGAAGGAAATCAAAAAATGATTGAAGAAATGAACAGGAAATTTAAACTAAAAAAAAAGAAATTTGAACTAGAAGAACAAGAAGCAAAAAGGAAAATTGAACTAGAAGAAAAAGAAGCAAAAAGGAAAATTGAACTAGAAGAAAAAGAAGCAAAAAGGAAATTTGAACTAGAACAAATTGAACTGGCCAAGCAAAGAAAATTGGACATAGCCAATATTAAAAATCTAACAGGAAAAGAGCAATGTGATAATTATAATGACAAGAATAATACCTTTATTGATCCAATAACCTATGAAGAAACTTTGATTGAAGATTGTATTATTCTGGATAATCAATTGTATTCAATCACCAGTATGCTTTTCTGGACCAAAAAACGTAACACGGTTCCACACAGCAAACGAGAGTTGAGCATCCTGGAAAGAGAAGTCATAAGACGCACAACATGCAGTAATGATTCGTATTATGATTATGAACCACCATCAACTCAAGTGCGAAGACCAAGGATCAGGAACAGAGTAAGGCAACCACGGTGGGAACAAGAGATAGAACAAGAAATGACTTGGGAAGATTTTAAGACATTTATACAGACTTTGCCAGTTTTTTTCTCCCATTATATTATTGACAATATCCAAGATAAATCCGTGGTGGTTTCTGAAGTTCCTATAAGTATTACCATTAATCGATATCATCAAGATCCTTGTGGAAGACCAAGGAATATTTTTGATATCCACATAAATGTAGACGGAAAACGTTTTTACGGACGAGAAGAAGTAACCGACAGAGGAATTGACGTGAGTTTTCTTCGTGATATAGAAAGACATATAGAGTTCATATGCTATTCATCACGATGAAATAAATATATCTATTAATAAATGTCATCTGGTATGGTAAAATGGAGAGGAGATTCCGCTAAGAAATCAAGTTCTGCTAGGAAGTCGTCATCTCCTCAAAGAGATATCTATATCAAACAATCTGCTTCGCCTAAGAGGTCATCATCTCCCCAGAGGTCATCATCTCCCCAGAGGTCGTCATCTCCACAAAGGTCATCGTCTCGTCGCCAAACCGAATATACAAATGGAGGCAGATTCTCGCCAAGAACTTCGCAGGATATTGGCCGCAGAGAAACCAAGGTAGAACGCAGGAGATTACAAGCAGAGGCAAAAGCTCATAAACTTGCTATGCAGACTCAGCAACAAGAATTGAGGCATCAAAAACGTATGCAAAAACTAGAATATTCTCGTGGATTCAAAGAAACACATGGGGCATCTCAAACCGTGTATGTTGCCGGTGGCGTTGGTATTGCCGCTCTTCTTGGTTATATGTTTTTCTCGTAAAATACTATCTTTATCATTTTGTCAATATATCAAAACATTGACAAAATGAATTATTTGCTGTTCTGTTCTTAGATTATTGCATGGTGTGTTTGCTCCAGTCAAATAGCATATCGGGGTTACGCAACACCACGCCTCGTACCTCGGCACTTGTAGTCAGGTCGCTCCTGATATATACAACATTATCACAAGCCATTGCAACGGGACTATACCCCTTTGCACTCCAAAATACATTAGTTGCATTGAACCCGCCCACCTCACTCGCACTGGGATGTATAGAGGGGTTAATAGTAGAAACTACGACATATGGGCGGAATTTGGTATCCACTGTAGAAGAGTCAATGCTCAACAGAGCAAATTCATTTGGAAACCCAGAGGCTGACAGGATATCATCCAGCGGTTCGCCGATTGTAATCTTAACTGTGAGGTTTCTGAATTCCTTTTCAAGTTCCTCAAGGTCATCTCCAACGCGGACAACATTCAGAACACACATATCATGATCACGCATGAGACGCATAGAGTTGATAATCTCCAGACCGCCAACTGGACTGCTCACGTCCGCGATGCGCTGGTTCCTGCGCAGACATCCTAGACGGCCAAGGATTTCTTCCACAATTCCATCAACAGGCGAGAACTCGCAAGAATCTCTGAATTTGTCAAAAGGTCCACGTGAAAAATTTGCTAGCATATTCTCTCCCACGTTTCCTTGAGTGCTCATTTACAGTTGGAAATATTTTGCTGATAGAATTTTTACACATTCATGTCATTGCTTTGCAGATATGGAAAAAGGTCAATTAGAAAGTCTTGTATTTCCTTGTCAGTGATAGGAGGTGTGTTTGTATAGTTATGTGGAATAGCATTGGAAGCAGGCTGAGGAATCAGCCAAGGGGTGGGCCGGGGAGCAGCCCGAGGAGCAGGTTGGGGTACATACCAAGGCAAACCCGGAGAAATGTTCCTGGGGACGTCTTGAGGTGTAGGTTCAGTTTTCACAATGCCATGAGTCCAACATACCTTGAACACATTCGTGTCAATTTCGGTAATGGCAAACCCCTTCAGAGGGGTATAGTTTGTAAAGAAAATGCGTTGGACAACTGGTACATATGTTGGTGTGATCTTGGTATACAACAGATCGCTCAGAGAGTACTTGGACATGAAATCAACATGGAAAGTCTTCATATCATAAGTAGCGGTGGTAACGCCTGTAGATGCGCAAGACTTGATGAGCTGCTTCACCTTGCGCTCCAAGTTCTTGGCAAGAACTTCCGCGTCCTTCTCGAGCTGAACATTGCTGTCCAGAGCAGACTTGGTGGTCTTCACAACGTCGTCAAAGAATGAGGTCATTGTTATACTTTGTATGATTTTTATTAAGTTAAATTAACGTATGTGTCGATATACTATCACTTTCTTGGCCAGTCGCATGAGTTTGTAGTAGAATTCCAAACCAAACCAGATGGACAATTCATCTTTATACCACCATTGTAGAAGAATGGCTCTCCGTCAACACCCCACACACCGTCTTTTGGTACAGGTGTTGGCTTAGGCTTTGGAGTTGGCTTGGGTTTGGGAGTTGGCTTAGGCTTGGGAGTTGGTTTGGGCTTGGGGGTTGGTTTGGGCTTGGGGGTTGGCTTAGGCTCGGGTGTTGGTTCAGGTTTGGGAGTTGGTTCGGGCTTGGGAGTTGGCTTAGGCTCTGGAAGTTTGCCATCAACGTGAGTCAGATTTTCATGAATAACACGCATCAATGACCTCTCGTTTGAAAATGGTAGATCTGCGGAATCTTCCCAAATAAGTATCCCACCAAGACCCTTTGAAAACACATAATCGCATTTTAGCTTCACTGACCGTGGGTCATCATACGAGTTGAGTACCCGTTTCTTGGGATCGTATGAATATGCTGCGTTTGCCACAGGATCCCACATTTCTTTGGCACCTGGTAGAGGAAGGAACTTATAGTCCACGCTGCCATTGTCCCAAGTCTTGTCTGTCGAACCAATGGTGTATGGTTTGCCAAGCCCGTCAGTGTTCCCAAACCCTCTAGAATAAAAGGCAACGCCAATAAAGATCTTACTAGATTCCACGCCAAGACCTAGCATTGTATCAACCGCGCTCTCAACCGAGTATGGTACAAAAGGAGATTTGGAGATATTTGTATGATGTCCCGCGGTGGGACCGGGTCCCCAACTGCCATCAAGAAAATCATAAGTCATGATCTCAATGCGGTCAAGAACATTCGACACTTCTTTCACGGGAAACTTGAGCTTCTCTGGTGCTGCAATCGTACACATTGACACTTTGAATCCTGGCAGCTTTTGTCTGATGAGTTTCACCAGCTTGATAAAATTTGAAGCATCATCTGGAGATGTCTTGTTTCCTCCAAGACCGTAATTAACTCCATCGTTGCTTAGATATTCCCAGTCAAGAGAGACACCGGTGAAAAGTCCAGGGTATTTATTGAAAATGTCAGCAAGTGACATCACGAACCTCTCTCTGTTCTCTGATGTTTTTACCGCATCGCTGAAATTTCCAGACCAACTCCAACCGCCGATAGATGCATGCATATTAAATTTATTCCCTTGCTTCTTTAGTTTGAGGAACTGTCCGAGCTGTCCAAGATCTTCAGGAGGCGAGTCCCACTTGTTCTGTGGGTCAACTCCCTCTCCAGGGGCATTGAACGGATTTTGATAATCTGCCCATTCATCGCCAGAGAACACACGACCTGTTGCGTCAACATTGAAAAAAGAATATGCAATGTCTGTCAGACGATCAATTGGGAGGTTTTTAGGGAAAAACTTTCTGTCATACACGCACCAGCTGGTGTGATAATATATAGCTTGTTTTCCAGTGAGCGATTTGATATATGGAGCAGGAATCGCGGACATTTATATTCACAAACATTAAAAATACTAAATTTTATCGTGTTGTGAAAATGTCGATATACATGTATATCGACAGAAAATTCTTATAGTGAAAATATTTTCGTAATATATAAATGTCAAATGACATAATCACCAAAATATTACAACCATCTTGGAAAGAAATTTTATACTTATTTCCAGAACGTCCTGCTATTGTATATTGTTTTACAAATCTGATAAATGGCAAATTATATATTGGAACAAGTATTGATTTCATTTCAAGATTATATAAGCATATTAGAGAATCTAAAAAGATAGAAAACAATAATAAATTTTACAATTCGATTAGAAAATATGGATGGGATAATTTTGAACTTCATTTTCTTCAAGTATGTTTAACTCAAAAAGGTGGTCTCATAAGAGAAAAACAATGGATACAATACTTGGATTCGTATAAAAATGGTCTAAATTCTACAGAAGGCGGAGAGGGTGGAGGTTCAGGCGAAGAAAGTATATTTGCAAAAGGGATAAAAGGCATAAATATTGATACTTATGAGGAATATGAGTGGAAATGGATAAAGGGAGCTGCCAAGTACTTTAATACTAATTGGCAGAATATTTCTATTATATTAAGCGGTAGAAATAAGCAATTATATACTTTAGACGGTTCACGTTTCACGTTCAAATATATAGATGATTATTCTGATTGGGATTTAAACATTCCTCAACAAAAAGAAGTTAACGAAGTAAGTATTATTGCTTATGACAAATACAATAATATAATTGGAAGATATAAATCTCTTTCAGAAGCTTCTCAAATTACAGGAGCTGATAAAAGAAATATAAGTGATAGTATTCATCATAAAGTTTGGTATGTTAATAATATTCGTTGGGAATATGAAGATATAAATAAACGCAACAAACAAATCTCTCGCACACCTCTTAAAAAACCTGACAAAATTGGTGTATATTATTATAAAAATGGAGAGAAAATAGAATTTAGATCGTGCAGAGAAGCAGCTCGAATAATATCGCCTGATATGAATGAAGTAGTGAGAGCGCGAGAAATTAAAAAAAGTTTTTTAAATGAAATGCCAGATTCTTGGAACGTTCAATGGTTCAAAATTATGTAAATAATACAATTAACCGCCAAAAAAGAATGTTTTGTTAATTAAATGAGTCTATTGGCAACGACAACAAGTACTGTTGACAAAGTTACATCAACTGCCAAGAAGGCAACGGCTGATCTCACTGTACGTTTTGCTGACTTGATTGTCACTGCTGCTGGTATTGTGGCTGCTCTCTCCTGGAACACTGCTATCCAGTCTCTGTTTGCGGAAGGAGGAGTTTTTTACAGATTTGCAAAGGGAGGGCCATGGGTGGCAGCAACAGTGATCACAATATTTGCAGTTTGGCTGGGCTTCTGGAGGACAAAGTTGGTCCCGCCAACACCTAAGAAGTAAGGCAAATGACAACTTTCACAGTCCTTTAACAAAAAATCGCCCATATTCCCAGACTTGTCACATCAGCCGGTCCTGCCCTGCTTGGAAAGCGTGTTCAGCTTCTTCGCTAGAACATTGGTGTTCTTGCGGACATGTGCTCGCATCTTTGTCGCCTCTTTCTCCCACTTAGCAGCCCGCTTGGCGAACGCCGCGGCTTGTCTCCGTTTGTCGGATGCAAGTTTTTTGTATTTCTCGGCGTTTGCCTGGACAGCCTCGCGCTGCCTCATAAGTGTTCCTACGTTCCCGCTCCCGCCGTAATAACGTGCATTTGTAATTGCCTTCATAAATGGTTTTGTTTTCTGTTGGAAGTCTGCAGCCGTGGCGTCTGCCCTCTTCGCGTCTTCCAGGAGCATTTTCTGAGTTCCTGCAGCCGACTTTGCCTGTTCCTCGGCCTGTTGCAGATGCTTCTTTTGCCAGACAAGGCGTTCGCGTGTGCGCGCAGTCCCGGTTGTACCGGTCGTCTTTGCCTTTTTCTTTGGTGCGTCTGAACGATAAGCTTGTTTTCCTCTGCTTTGGAACGGGTACATCTTTGTTGTTTGATATAAATACAAAATATTTTTTTGTTGGCCCGAGGAAAAAGTCTGAGTTTAGAGAAAAATATCACATATGTTAAGTTAAGAGGGTTTTTACTGTTTATCAAAAACGTCGATATACATTTATATCGACGTTTCTTACAATCTTGGAAAGAGAAGTCTACATATTTATTCTATAGAATGTAGGATAGTATTTTATGATACTTCATTTACAACTCACACCAATTCGCATTTAATTTGCATATGCCAATCCGCCCATTCCACTCATGACACGTAAGACGTTGTAGTTGAGGGCATACAGCTCTACAAGTTGCAGCACATTGTTCTCCACGTTGGTTTGTGCTTCCGTGGTAGTTGTTTCTGCGCCCGTGAGCACGGCTTGTTTGGTCACCAGGCGAAGGATGGAGTTATCTATGCGAGAGAAGTTGAGCGTCCCGGAGGGGCCCTTTCCTAGACAGTTATTGAGGCCAAAGTTGTAAACATACAGACCCGACGTGAAATAGCCTCCGTACTGAGACAGCCAAGGGTTGGCGTCCTTGAAGTATTTTCCGGGGCGAACCCTGAAACGCTCGCGACCGTTCAAGTATATATCAGCCTGGTATAGCGGGGCTGCTGTGTTGTCGTCTGTCTCTCCCTGAAGATATGTAAACTGACCATGCGTCTGTGTGCCAGGGCTGAAATTCCATGCCAGGAACTTGCAAGGGTGGTTGAAGTTGACGGGGATCTTGTAATCGCGCGTCAGAGCATCAACAATGATAGATTGCTTCTGGTACTGTAGCTGGGTGACGAGATACTCGTGGGGATTTTGAGCAAACCATATGCGCTCGGGGGAGTCTATGAAAGCATAATCAACGAACAAGCTTATCTGGGGGTAGAAATTGGGATCGATGCCCACGATTTCGCTGGCAGGTGTAAAGTTGATCCACAGTTCTACTTCGTGATACTGGAGGGCAATCAGAGGCAACGCCCGACCCCAGTCCCATTGATTGAAGAAGAATGGTATGGGGAGGAAGAAGGTGCGTTGCTGCCCCTCGTTTTCATTTCCAAAATCAGCCATATCGGTATAGGCAGCAGTCTGTTTGCTATTAAAGTACATTTGTGCGTACACGCGCAGCCAGTTGTGAGGAATCCAGTCGATGCGTTGACCACCGATGCGCAGTTCTATGCTGTGAAACAAATGCTCCACGGGAAAGAAGGGGATGGGATCATTGGGGCCGGAGGGTCCGCGCTGTAATGTGACTTGGAACATCATCCCGCATATCAAATCTCCAGAACGAGACAGCTTCACGGTTGCTTGGCCTCCGTAGTTTACGTCTCCTTCTAGGGTTTGTATGATTGATTCCACAGCAAAAGGCTTTGTCTTGCGATGAGCCGATTTCCATATGGTCTTTGCAGGTTCTCCTGAAAGGTATACGTCCTGTGCGCCCACGGCGATCAGTTGCATGAGACCACCTCCGCTCGACATGATATACTATTTACTATATAATATATTTAAAATTTAAACTTAAACAATGCCACTTTCCACCACTATGTATAACAACATTTTTACACGATGCCGTCAATGTTCAGTCTTGCAAAGTTAGTGGTCAATGTATTGAGAGAATAGTTATAATCTATTGCATTTCCAAACTGCAGGTTGTCGCCAACGGATGCGTTTGCAGCCACTATATTGCTCAGAGCATTGAAACCATTTATCGAAAGGTTAGGATATACATCAAAACTTATGAGTCTTGTGTTGCTGGGGTTCGTGAGTCCTTGGCAGAATACGTTGCCAGCTGGTGTTATAAAAGATATGTTAGAAATGTTACTAATGCATTGGATCTTCACGACTCCTGTTCCTTTTGCCACGTTTCTACCCACGGATATCGTTTGGAATCCCGATGTACATGCCGTGTATTTACTAGTATTTGCCACTTCGGATGTGTTTGACAACAACGTTAAACTAGAATATGAACCATTTGAATCTAAGATCTTCCACAAACCAACAAAACCAAGACCACTCGTGTTGATCGTCGGGGTCGTGATAGCATTTCCGGCGAAAGTAAATCTTGTGTTGCCCGTGTATGATGTGTTTTTGTAAATACTCGCCGTGAACCACAGGTTTCCTTCTCCTGAGTACGTCATTCCTCCAGGACGTATGAAGTATGACGGGGTGAACGCGTTACCTATAGAAATTATGTTTGCTACCCATGCCCCTGTATCTGGGTTTCCCACAGGGGCTCTCATCATCCAATATTGTAAGTTGTTCAATAGCGTGTTTCCACCCGTATCGAATGATGACCTGACGGTCCATGTGTTTGAAGAATTGTTATAAGTTCTCCATAGATAGGGAACATTTGCAGTTTCGTATGAACCAAATGTATAATATGCTGTGTTGGAGTCTTCGGACCATGCATCAGACGACGTCCGGACATCTATGGGAATTGCAGAACCTATGGCAACATTCGCGGTAATTTGAGAGAGCGTGTTGTTAATAGGTAATCCATTGGCAGCCCAAATGCCTATAGAAAGAGCGTCATATAAGGTTCCCGATGTTGTGGTCGTTGTTGTTCGTAAATTTGCATTAAAAATAGCTTGGTTTTGTACCGTAGTATCAGACCGCCAGTAATTAAAATTTAATCCTATGTTTGTAGTTCGTACACTTTGCATAGTAGTAAAAACTTTAGTCCTGTCCGGAGATATGGATATCTGGAATGCGGGAGTTCTAATATCAGTTTGGACTAAACCAACCACCCAATTGGTCGTTCGCGTATTTGGGTTGATTCTTGCGATATATGGAAAGGGGGCGTTTCTTATAGTATCTTCAGAATATATGTCAGTATTATAAACGCTTAAATTATCGGGGGTGAATGTCACTACATCGCTTTGTAAAGCAAAATACATTTCGGTTTCGCTCACAAAATAACCTGACATTTGATTCCTATATGTCATTCCTTTTTTGGTTCCAGGAGTTGGTGTAGCTATTGTGTTGAAACCATTAACAGTCGTGAAGTTTTTATTGCATCTTATGTAGTATATGGAATTATTGGAGAGTCCTAATCCCATGAATGGATTAGATACAGAATTTTCCGTCCCCGCCACACACATCGAAATATCTCCGGTATTTGGATTTACGTATGATGCGACAATATTAACAGAATTGAGATTTGCAAACACATTAGAAACAAGACCAAGAGCATTAACCGGAGTAGACACTGAAGATATGGCCGTATTGCTCGAGTTTCCAAGATATCTTCCGAAGAAGTTGCTGAAACCCATGTTGAAAGTATTAGGTCCGAACTGACCATTTGACGTGAGCGTCACATTTGATGTCCAAATACCATTGGAGAACGCCCAAGGAGTAGACACGGTCTGCGTCACATTCCCTGGTAATTGAGAAAATGGACGAGATGGGTCAAGGGGTAAAGAGTATGTCTGAATTCCAATCGTGGATGGAGCGCCATTTGATGGCAATACAAAAGACCATCCGTTCGTAGGAGCGTAGTCTAGGCAGAACGTATTAGACGTGAAACCCGAAGAAGGTTGGACGAAGCATATGCTCGTGGGAGCAGTGCAGGCTGGTATGTTTGTGATCCGAGATCCATCACCAAAGTAGAACGGAGCGCTAATGTTTCCCGAGATGTTTAATTCTCCCATGATTGCATTTCCACGAACCACCAAAGAGTTTGCAAAAATGTTGGAAGCATCCACATTTCCGGCAGAAAATACGTTGCCAGATATGTTCACATTCTGCGTTCCGAATAGACGTATGTTGCTCAATAAGTTGCCAATTCCCGTGAAGGTGTTGGCCACTATATTTCCAGTGATGTTCACCTGACCCCCAACAACAACATTACCATTTACTATCAAAACATTGGCAACCACGTTTTCAGCATTCACGTTCCCGGGAGCAACAACATTACCAAAAATATTTATGGCTTGTCCCGCCGTGACAGTTGCTGGAACATTTGTAAGTGCAGAACCACTTCCGAAAAAGAAACCACTTGAGACCACGTTTCCTATGACATTTACTTGACTAGTGATGATAGCATTTCCAGTTACTGACAAGATGGTATTTGCAGATACACCTTCTGCATTGACATTTGCAGGAGCAGACACGTTTCCGTTAATGTTCATCACTTGGCCAGCCGTTAGAGTAGCCGTGATACCAGTCAAAGTCAGACCATTTCCATAAAAGAATGGAGCAGCCACGTTTCCAGTGACATTTACTTGGCCAGCTACAAACACGTTTCCGGTTATTCTCATATTGTTCGCCATGACGTTTGCCGCGTCTACATTTCCAGATGCCCTCACGTTTCCGTTAATGTTCACGACTTGACTGTTTATCAGAACGACATTGACACCAGTTAAAAACAATCCATTACCTATGAAATAGTTTGCAGATATATTTGACGATGCATCAACTTGGCCAGAGACAACTGCATTTCCATATACTCTTAGAAGATTTGCCACAACGTTTGCGGCAATCACATTCCCTGGAGCAGACACATTTCCGATGATGTTTATTGCGGACGTTGCCGAAAAGGTTGGAATGACTCCGTGAAGCCGAGAACCATCTCCTAAGAAATAGCTTGCGCTACTCACATTTCCCCCGTTCACGGTGACTTGACCGGCAACAAACAAGTTCCCATTTATCACTCCGATGTTTGCAGACACGTTTGCCGCATTCACGTTTCCATTTGAAATAACATTTCCCTGGATATCGATGTTTCCTCTTCTGGGGAGAACATACGCCGCGTCAGTGATGCCCGAAGCATCGCCAAAATAGTACAATGCAGATGTGTTGCCAGAGACATTCACTTGGCCAGTGACAGTTGCATTGCCAGCAGTAAGCGTGATCGTGCTCACATTTGTTACAATGACATTTGCAGGAGCCAACACATTGCCTCGTATGTCGATGTTTGCGCTGGTGATGTCTCCCGAACCCGCAATAGATTGTCCTTGGATGCTCTGAATATCTGTACCGCTGATGAGCACAACGTCTCCTAGTCTGCCAAAAAGAGAAGCTACGGGAAAGTTGTTACCGCTGAATTGTAACCAGTTGGTATTTGACGATGGAGGTAAACTTGTCAACATAAACTGGCGGTTAACATCTTCCTGTGTGACGATCGTTCCTATAGACGCATTGAGCGCCAACCGCTCTGCTTGGTCGAGGACGTTTCCCTGTGGCTGAATTGTAGAACCGTTCAGCTGCAGGAAATCACCGCGACCAACAAACAGACCTGCGGAGATATTGCCAGGTGCTGTAACATTACCTATGACATCTCTTGATAGGTTTCCGGTAAATATGCTGGTCAAGAAGGCTCCGTTGCCTGATAAATTCCCACTAACATTGCCAACAACTGTTACTTGACCATTAACGGTCGCGGGGCCATTGAGTCTGAGAATTTCTGTGGATACATTGGATGCTGTGACATTAGAAGCAACAACATTTCCTACAATGTTCATATTTGCGGAGTCTGGGAGGTCCGCCGTGACGCCTGTCAGAAACGCACCATTGCCAAACAAGTAACTCGCCGAGACATTTCCGGTGACATTGACTTGTCCTGTTACAAATGTGCTTCCAGATACTCGCAATATCCTTGCGGTCGCATTGCTTGCATCCACGTTTCCTGCCGCAGTGACATTGCCTCTAAGGATATCGGCATTTGCGTTTTTAGGAAGAACAGTTACCACGTTGCTTATAAAAGTCCCATTTCCCAGGAAGAATGAACCTGTAGACATAGTTCCTGTGATGTTCGCGTTCGTTCCAGTGAGGTTTCCTTGCACATCCGTTCTAATGACAGACGGGAGGGGTCCATTACTAATCCCTGTGATCTGCGAGCCATCTCCGAAAAAGAATCCTGTCGTTATATTGCCAGTGACATCAACAAAGTTTCCTAGTAGATTTCCATTGACGTCGCTTCTGCTGATTGCAGGAAGTCCAGTGTAATTGCCTATGAAGTTTGTATTCGATACGACTGTGAGCTGGTTTCGGACTGTGACATCGCCTGTGTCAAAATTTATACCTGCGTATTTGAGAATGTTCTTTCTAAATGTTGAACTGTTGAACATGCTTTATAACTTAAAGATATAATTTTTTAAGTTATTAACCGAAATGAACTAATATTGACAAACCCCACGAACTACACATTGCCTATCTTTCCGGCACCAAAACTGTTCATCCCCAGGATGGTATAGTTGTTATCTGCAGCGGGACCCAAATATATAGTAGGAGATGTTAGTAATGGTGAGGATGCTGCGGAGTTACCTACTGTCACAGGTAGTTGCCCCCTGAAATTGCTCACAGTTAGACTGCTATTGATATCAAACACAACGGGAACAACTGTGGTATTTGCGGAGTTAAGATTACTAGCAGCAACGCCATACAGTGTGAGATCTGGAAAGTTAGTAGTGGACATCACTCGGATAGAAGTGTTACTCCCTGGAGTTTTGATGGAAGCTATTCCAAGCCAACTATTGGGTTGTCCAAACCTTCTATCTAGAGTTGCGGTACTCGTACCAGACGTGGCGCCATAATTACTAAATGTTCCATTGGTATCTTGGAAGCTAAAAATTTGCGGAGGTGAATACAACACCCCACTTGCCACGCTTGTCGAAGCCGTGCCCCATGTTGATGTGGCAGTAACTGCAGTATTTGAAGCACCGCTTATTGCAAAAATGAATACATTTCCATTGTTAGTGGGTGTTATAGATGTTACCTGGGGTTGTCTTCCGTTTGTATCTGAAGTGTCTCTCGTAGTCGTGATGGTTGCCCCTGTCCATGTAGAGTTGACATTTCCCACCGGAAGTCTATATATGAATGGCTGCGAAGTGAAACCACCGGTTCCAGTTACTTGTTGAGGTGATATAGTAGACCGTGCAGTAAATGTGTTGCTAGCCGCATTCCACGTTCCTAGAACCATTGGTTGCGACCCAGAAGAACTCCAGCACGTGTATGCTACTTGGCCATCTGCAGACCATATGTCACTGTTTAACGTAAGTCTCAAGTTAAATCTATCATCATATGCCGTTGTATTATACACTCCCGACATAGTGTTTGGAATATATATTCCATTTCCAGGGAAGAATGCCATCCCTATCCCTATCCGTATAGATGCAAATGTAGGAATAGGAAAAACTACCGTGTTTGCACCAGTGGAATTTCCGACGCCAATAGTCAATGGATTATTTCCACCAGTGTTCAGAATGCTTTGTAAATACAATATAGTTCTCTGAGGATTCACAGTGATTGCATTTGTGCCATTGAAACTTGCACCATTGTAAGCTTGTAAGTATGTTGCCCATTGACATGTTCTTGCAGTTGGATTCACTCGTGCCATGAATGTTGGGGTAAATGCTCGTAAACCTGGTATACATACCGTGTCATATATCTGAGAGTTCATATCTGAACTAGTGAATGAGAAAAGTAGATACACCTCAGTAGCACTTACTATGTAATGAGTGGTTATTGCACCTGTGGTGGTAAGACTACCAGTTCCAAAAACTGTGCTAGACACTTGATGCCACGAAATGATGTAATTCATATTTTTTGACATCTCTAGGAAATATATCTGTCCTGCTGGGAATGTTTGGCCTAATACTGTTGTAGTACTGGATGGTAAAAAAAATGTCCACAAAGATCCCGTAGCAGGATTTGGCCACACATCACCTTTCCATCCGGAACTACCAGTTATGTTGATTAACCCATTTGTAGATACCATTGGAATTCCAACGCCATTTGTAACACTAGAATTGCCACCGAGGACGCCATACCCACTATTGTATCCCATGCTCACAGGCTGAGACGAAAATGTAGTCGTAGAAAACACATTCACGTTACCAGACCACACACCATTGGAAAAGGACCAAGGGGTGTTCAATCTTTGGGTAACTGTACTAGGAAGATTCACGAATGGAGCATCGGGATTCACAGGCATGTTATATGTTGTGATCCCAATGTTTGTTGGTTGGTATTGTTGTAACTGTATCGTCCACCCCACAGTGTTCGAATACACTATTGTATTTGCAACATCAGAAGTGAAACCTGTTGATGGAGGAACGAACGATGGCAATGGAGAACCACCTGCGCCAAGAATGATACCCTGCAACAATGAACCATCGCCAGCAAAACTGCCGGCAACAACATTTCCAATGACATTTGCTTGGCCAGTAATCACGCAATTCGATGTTTGTAACAATGATGTAATAATATTTTGAGTGTTTACGTTACCAACTGCAGCAACATTTCCGGTTATGTCAACATTCAGATTTCCAGTCGCAATGATTCCTTCAAGGAATATACCATTGCCAATGAGTCTGTTACTCGTTACATTGCCTATCACATTCACCTGGCCACCAACAACAATATTTCCAAGTACTCGAAGAATGTTAGCAGACACATTAGAAGCATCAACATTTGCGCTTGCAACGACGTTACCAACGATGTTGATGCTTTGGTTCCCAGTGGCAGTCGCTGTCACTCCTGTTAATCCTGCACCACTTCCGAAGAAGTTCAAGGCAATCACATTGCCAGTGACATTTACTTGGCCACGAACATTGACATTTCCTGTTACTCTCAACAATCTTGTAGACACATTAGTTGCATCAACATTTCCGCTTGCTACCACATTACCAATTATGTCCAAAGATTGTGTGCCTCCCAACGTTGCCGTGACACCAGTCAACTGCGCTCCACTGCCTATGAAGAACCCTAATGAAGACACGTTTCCCCCGGATGAATTCACTTGGCCGGTGACAATCACATTCGGTGCCCTGAGAACACTCGTCAACACGTTAGAGGCATCCACATTTCCGCTCGCAGAAACATTTCCAGAGATGTTCATGGCCTGAGTACCTGTTACGATCGCGGGAACATTTGTCAGTCGAGATCCGCTCCCCGTGAAGAACCCATCTGTCACCACGTTTCCGAGGACATTTACTTGTCCCAATGCGATAGAATTTCCGATCTGTATATTATCCGTGGTCACGTTCGAAGCGTTCACATTCCCAGGCGCTGATACATTTCCGACAATGCCAATGGGTTGTGTACCGGAGGCAGGGATTCCCGTCATTGTTGAGCCATTGCCCACGAAATACGCTGCAGAAACATTTCCAACAACATTTACCTGACCGTTCACGGATACATTCCCCGCTCTTACAACGGTTGTTATGATAGATTGCGTATCAACGTTTGCAGGAGCGAGTACATTACCAGTGATGTCAATGTTTGCTGTGCGAGGTATCGTCAGTTGCACGGCTTCAAGAAGCATGCCATTTCCCACTAGGTAATTGGCTATCACGTTGCCTGCAACGGTCATCGTATTTGCTCTCAGGACATTGGTAGTCATTCCACCAGAAACAATAACATTTGCCGCTAAAAATTGTCCTGCAATGTTTCCGATGATGTCAATGTTTGCAGATGTCAGACTCCCTGGTGCCGCAATGTTTGCTCCTCCTATAGTTTTCACATCAACATTTGACAACAGCAACACATTGCCCGTACGTCCCATGACGCTTGTTACTGGGAAGTTTGCGCCTGTGAACTGCAACCAGTTAGATACCAATGATGCTGGCGTTCCTAATAGCATGTATGTGACATTAGCGTCCGTTTGGAATACAATGCTCCCTGGGAGCGCATCTGGGAGTGCCAATCTTGCGGTTTGGTTTGCGACGGTTCCCCTTGGCACGATGGTATAACCACCAAGCGTCACTGCCGTTCCATTTCCTATGAGATACGACGCCGACACATTACCAGTCGCAAAGACATTGCCAAAGATTTCCGTGTCCAAAGTTCTTGGGACTATTCCCGTGACATTCGAGGCATTCCCTGAAAAATACAACGCGGATATATTTCCCGCGATAACCATAGAGTTTGCGATCACGTTGCCTGCTACAATGTTTCCTGTTGTTAATTGGAGTGTATCAACATTACCAGGTGCTGATACGTTCCCTACGATATCAATGACTGCTGCAGATGGAAAGGTCTGTGTGACATCTGTGAGAAAGAAGCCATTTCCTGAAAAGTAAGTGGCATATACATTGCCAGTGGCAGTCACCACATTTGCAAAAGTATTTCCATATACAATAAGAGAATTTGCAGAAACATTTGCTGCATTAACATTCCCTGGAGCGTATACGTTTCCTCTGATGTCTGCGATGCCCGTGGATGGGAAACCTACAATGACGCCTGCGAGCCTTGAAGCATTACCGGTGAGTGTTGCCGCTGCCACGTTGCCCGTGAGTGTGACTTTAGGACCTGAAATGTTTCCCAAGACGTCCGCAGAAATGTTCCCTGGGACTTCCACAGTTAGATTTTCTAAGAAGGATCCGTTTCCGATGAACTGATTTGCTTTTACATTTCCAGACACTGATACATACACTCCCGATAGAATGTTCCCTATGATGTCCGTTGAAGATACCGGAGCAATATCCGCCGGTTGGAGCCCTGGTATGTTCGCAGAGCCATCTACATAGAGGTTCCCTGGTACAACGAGGTTTCTTGTTACCGGATTGATGAAAGCATACTTTTGCATATTGTACTTGAAGTTATTGTATGACATGATGTCAGTGTGCTCTCTTAAGTTTAACAAATATTTTTTAAGTTTAAATTATACATTGTCAGTCATATTTTTATGACTGACATCTGCATGTGACCATCAATACTTACACATTACCCATCTTTTGACCTCCATACTCATTTATACCAACGATATTGTACACACCATCCGATGCAGGTCCATACTGTATGGTAGCAGACATAGGTTGTGGTGACGTGAGTGCATTTCCTCCGTTGCTGATTGGCAACTGACCTCTGAAATTACTGACTGCCATAGACGAGTTTATATCAAATATAACCGGGGTACACACATTATTCCCGGTAGCTTTCAAATTTGATGCTGAGACGCCGGCCAGAGTCATGTTTGTAGCGTTTGTCATGCTATATGTGCGGATAGTAGTGTTACTTCCAGGGAGTTTTCCAGCAGTGATTCCGTACGTGTCATAACCGAAAGACCCGTATTCTGCAGCCACGCCAGTCTTAGAACTTATGATTGAACTATAGTTACTGTATGTCCCATTTGTGTCCTGCACTTTGAATACCGTGACTGACACGTCAAAATTTGCGGGTGTGGTAATTGCCGAAGAACCCCATGTGTACGTGATTGCCGTTCCATTGCTTCCAGGAGACATTCCGACAAGGAATACATTACCGTCTCTGGATGGTGTGACAGAAGATATATAACATGGTCTCCCTCCGATAGCCGATGGGACTATCGTGAGTGCATTCCACGCAGAAGCAATGTTTCCAATCGGAAGTCTGAACATCACCGGTTGAGTTCCAATTTGGGTTGCTCCATCAGTTTTAATTGGAGTTATAGTCGATCTCTGGGTCCATGTGTTAGCAGTGGAGGAAAATGTATACAAACCAAGCACAGCAGAGTCATAATATAAATAACCAGAATACACTACTTGCCCAGATGCGTCCCAACGATCGCTGTTTACTACAGGTTGACCAACATCATTGAAACTCAGAGTACTAGTATAACCAGAATATACGGAATCAAAAATCACGGAACCGTTGCCAGGGAACATCCCGAAACCCAACCATCTTCTGATCTGACTGGTAGGATAATTAATGATTCTCACAAGACCATTTTCATTACCTATAGTTATATTCCCTGGACCATCTGTTCTTGCAGTTACTTGATAATGCAACAATGTCCCCTGAGGGTTAAGAGTGATAGAACTGCCCGAATATCCTCCTGAACTCATCACAGATGTAATCCATTGACATGTCCGCGCTATAGGATTTATTCTTGCAAGATATATTGCACCGAAAGACCCACTCGCCAAGGTGCACGTCTTGTCATATATGATTGGACTTATACCTGACGCCAATGCTTGTATATTAACATACACTTCTGTCTCGCTCACAAAATAAGGAATAGTCCGTTGATATGACCCAAAATTAAATGACAAATTAGTATTCTGTGTTACTCTGTGCCAAGATATGATATAATTAAGGTTCTTCGTGAGTTCGAGAAAGTATAACTGCCCTGATGGGAAAGACTGCCCTAATAGAGTACAATTTACACCTGGAATTATCATTGCCCATATGCTCCCAGATGTGGGGTGTGGCCATAAATCGCTCGCCCAACCGCCACCACCTCCTTGAAAAAACCCTGCATTGAATGTCCCATTTGTAGATACCATTGGAATACCAACACCATTCGTAACACTAGAGTTACCTCCAAGTACACCATACCCGCTATTGTATCCCATGCTCACGGGTTGAGAAGCAAATGTAAATGTAGAAAACACGTTCACGTTACCCGACCATATGCCATTGGAAAAGGACCAAGGCGTGTTCAATTTTTGGGTAATATTTCCCGGAAGGTTCACAAATGGAGCATCGGGATTTGTAGGCATGTTGTATGTCGTGATGGCAATGTTTGTGGTCTGATATTGTTGTAACTGTATCGTCCACCCTGCAGTGTTCGAATATGAGATGGTATTTGCAATGTCGGAAGTGAAACCTGTTGTAGGAGGAACGAACGACGGCAATGGAGAACCACCAGCGCCAAGAATGATACCCTGCAACAATGAACCATCACCAGCAAAACTACCTGCAACAACATTCCCAATAACGTTTGCTTGTCCAGTAATCACACAATTTGATGTTCGTAACAATGAAGTAATAATGTTTTGGGTGTTTACGTTACCATTTGCAGACACATTGCCGATTATGTCAACGTTCAGGTTTCCGGTCGCAATGATGCCGTGAAGGAATATACCGTTTCCGATCAGTCTGTTACTTGTCACGTTGCCTATCACGTTCACCTGGCCACCAATTACAACATTTCCGAGCACTCGAAGAATGTTAGCAGACACATTAGACGCATCGACGTTTGCGCTTGCAACGACGTTACCAACGATGTTGATGCTTTGGTTTCCGGTGGCAGTGGCTGACACTCCTGTTAATCCTGCGCCACTCCCAAAGAAGTTCAAGGCGACCACATTGCCAGTGACATTTACTTGGCCACGAACATTGACATTTCCTGTTACTCTCAGCAACCGTGTAGACACGTTAGTTGCATCAACGTTTCCGCTTGCCACCACATTACCAATTATGTCCAAAGATTGTGTGCCTCCCAATGTTGCAGTGACACCAGTCAATTGCGCTCCACTTCCTATGAAGAAACCCAAAGAGGACACGTTTCCCCCGGAGGAATTTACCTGACCGGTGACAATAACATTCGGTGCCCTGAGAACACTCGTCAACACATTAGAGGCATCAACATTTCCGCTCGCAACAACATTCCCAGAGATGTTCATGGCCTGAGTACCTGTTACGACCGCAGGAACATTTGTCAGCCGAGATCCACTTCCTGTGAAGAAAACATCCGTCACTACATTTCCGAGAACATTTATCTGTCCCAAAGCGATGGAATTTCCGATCCGTATATTATCCGTGGTCACATTCGAAGCATTCACATTCCCGGGTGCTGTTACATTTCCGACAATGCCAATGGGTTGTAATCCAGAGGCAGGGATTCCCATCATCGTTGACCCATTACCCACGAAAAATGCTGCAGACACATTTCCGATGACATTCACCTGACCGTTCACAGATACATTCCCCGCTCTTACAACGGTTGTTATGATAGATTGCGTATCAACATTTGCAGGAGCGAGTACATTACCAGTGATGTCGATGTTTGCAGTGCGAGGTATCGTCAGTTGCACGGCCTCTAGGAGCATGCCATTTCCCACCAGATAATTGGCTATCACATTACCTGTAACTGTCATCGTATTTGCTCTCAGAACATCAGTGGTTACTTCACCAGAAACAATCACATTTGCAGCCACAAATTGCCCTCCTGTGACATTTCCTATGACATTGATGTTTGCAGATGTTAGACTCCCGGGCGCCGCAATGTTTGCTCCTCCTATAGTTTTCACATCAACATTTGACAACAATAACACGTTGCCCGTGCGACCCATGACGCTTGTTACTGGGAAGTTTGCGCCCGTGAACTGCAACCAGTTAGATGTCAATGATGCTGGCGTTCCTAATAGCATGTATGTGACATTAGCGTCCGTTTGGAATACAATGCTTCCTGGAAGGGCATTTGAAAGTGCCAGTCTCGCGGTTTGGTTTGCGACGGTTCCCCTTGGCACGATTGTATATCCACCGAGTGTCACCAATGTTCCATTTCCTATGAGATACGACGCTGATACATTCCCAGATGCAAAGACATTTCCAAAGATTTCCGTGTCCAAAGTTCTTGGGACTATTCCCGTGACGTTCGAGGCATTCCCCGAAAAATACAAAGCGGATATATTTCCTGCGATGACCACAGAGTTTGCGTTTGCGTTGCCTGCTACAACATTCCCTGTTGACAAAAAGAGTGTATCAACGTTTCCTGGTGCTGATACATTTCCTATGATATCAATGGCTGCTGCAGAAGGAAAGGTCTGTGTGACATCCGTGAGAAAGAAGCCATTACCCGAGAAGTAAGTGGCGTTAACATTCCCCGTGGCAGTCATCACATTTGCGAATGTGTTTCCGTAGACAATGAGGGAATTTGCAGAAACGTTTGCTGCATTAACATTCCCTGGTGCGTATACGTTTCCTCTGATGTCTGCTATGCCCGTGGACGGGAATCCTACAATGACGCCTGCGAGCCTTGAAGCATTACCAACGAGTGTTGCTGCTACTACATTGCCTGTGAGTGTGATTTTAGGGCCTGAAATGTTTCCCAGAACATCCGCAGAAATGTTCCCTGGGACTTCCACAGTTAGATTTTCTAAGAAGGATCCATTTCCTATGAACTGATTTGCTTTTACGTTTCCAGACACTGACACGTACGTTCCAGATAGGATGTTCCCTATGATGTCCGTTGAGGATACCGGAGCAATATCCGCCGGTTGGAGCCCTGGTATGTTCGCAGAGCCATCTACATAGAGGTTCCCTGGTACAACGAGGTTTCTTGTTACCGGATTGATGAAAGCATACTTTTGCATATTGTATTTGAAGTTATTGTATGACATCTGTCTTTTAAGTTTAACAAATATTATTTAAGTTTAAATTTTAATGCAGCCAAAGTTTCTATTATTCACGAGATTATATGTATTTCCTGGTCCTTGTGTGATAGTCGTACCTAGGAAATCCGTAACAGCGAGCGCCGCGTTGACATTGGTATTTTGAGCTTTGAAATTTGATACCGCCAAAGCACTCGTGATATCCAACATGAATGGGAATACTGTAGTTGATGAGTTTGAACAAGTTACGCCTGCCAAAGTGACAGATGCTAGATTTGTGGTTCCAATTATTCTTGCTGCATTTCCATTGCTTGGGGATCTTGCAGCAACGTATGTTGTAAATGAATTATAGCCTATATATCCGCTGGTAGCTACTGAAGAAGATATTATTGCGTTGTAATTTGAAAAAAAACCATTTGTATCTTGGAATTTAAATACAAGCATTTGTGTAGCACCTGACCCTGTGTTGTAAGCCACCGTTGCAGTTCCAAATGTGTATGTGACCGATGCCAGGTTTCCTATCCTGCACGCAGTCAAGATGACATTCCCATCCGCAAGTGCGGTTATACTTACAGGGAATGGTGTAGATGCCGCACCGTCAAAATTATTGTAAGGACTTGTTGTTATAGCTACAGAAGACCACAAAGATGCGGTATTTCCAAGAGGGAGTCTGAAAATCATCGGTTGAGTCGCCCCCCCTAGATACACTGTTTGTTGTGGAATTATAGCAGTTTGTATAGTCCATGTGTTACCAGCAAAGTTCCACGTACCAATGTTTTGTTGAGTCGCTGCAAATGACCCAAAATACATATATGTCACCCGACCATCTGGACTCCACCTGTCTGTGCTTGACGATGGGGTAGTTGGAGCATTTCCAGCACCACCATAAATATCGTACAAAGTAGTTGATATATAACTTCCATTTGCCGGGTGCATTCCCATACCCATGGTATGATATGTTGGACCCGGAGGTAGCAACATACTGTTCACGGTTCCTGTTAAATTACCCACATTCACCACATCGCTCACTCCGTTCCCAACAAATGTAACGGCAAATAACATTATGTCTCTCTGAGGGTTAATAGTCACGATGGGTCTTTGTGAACTTGTTGCACTGCGACATGATATGGGTGTTATCCAAGAGCAAGTCCTTGCTGTCATGTTTATTCTTGCCATGAAATAATAACCAGTAGAAGCGACAGTAGGACCCACCGCAGTTTTGTCATATATGGTTACACCTTGACCTGATGTGAGCGGTTGGAGACATAAGTACGCCTCCGTTTCGCTTGCAAACCGTATGACACACGAAGCCGCTGATGTTGGAACTTGAATGGTTGGTCCCGAAGTCACCGCATGCCACGAAACCAGATACTCAAAGTTGGTAGTGAATTCTAGAAGATACAGCACATATTGTGAAAATCGCTGGCCCAATATAACTGCACCACCGGCAACTTCAGGAACATAAGCTCCCCAGATATTTTGAGTAGTAGGGTGAACAAAAAGGTCAGTTTCCCAAGAAGCTGAAGGCCCGCCGAAAAATGCCCTGAATGCACCATTCAATGATGGAATGCGAGACCCCACAGCGTTTGTAACGCTGGAATTGCCACCGAGAACACCATAACTGCTATTGTACCCCATTGAAATGGGTTGAGAAACAAATAAGTCTCTAGAAAACACATTCACGTTACCTGTCCACACGCCGTTGGAAAAGGACCAAGGAGTGTTCAAACTTTGGGTAACATTGCCTGGAAGGTTCACAAATGGAGCATCGGGATTTGTAGGCATGTTGTATGTTGTAATGTTCACAGTTGTCGATGTGTATTGTTGTAATTGTATCGTCCACCCCGTAGTGTTCGAATACAATATCGTGTTTGCAACATTTGATGTAAAACCAGTCGTAGGAGGGACGAACGATGGCAGTGGAGAACCACCAGCGCCTAATATGATACCCTGCAACAACGATCCATCACCGGCGAAACTATCAGCAACAACATTCCCGATGACATTTGCCTGACCAGTAATAACGCAATTCGATGTTCGCAACAACGATGTAATAATGTTCTGGGTGTTTACATTACCATTTGCAGTCACATTGCCAGATATGTCAATGTTCAAATTTCCAGTCGCAATGATTCCTTCAAGGAATATACCATTGCCAATGAGTCTGTTACTCGTTACATTGCCTATCACATTCACTTGGCCACCGACGGTAATGTTTCCAAGTACTCGCAATATGTTAGCAGACACATTGGAAGCATCAACATTTGCGCTCGCAACGACATTGCCAACGATGTTGATGCTTTGGTTTCCGGTAGCAGTGGCTGACACTCCTGTTAATCCTGCACCACTTCCAAAAAAGTTCAAGGCGACCACATTACCTGTTACATTCACTTGACCGCGAACATTGACATTTCCTGTTACTCTCAGCAATCTTGTAGACACGTTAGTTGCATCAACATTTCCGCTTGCCACCACATTACCAATGATATCTAACGATTGTGTACCTCCCAGTGTTGCTGTGACACCAGTCAACTGAGTTCCGCTGCCTATGAAGAAACCCAAAGAGGACACATTCCCCCCTCCAGATGAATTCACTTGGCCCGTGACAATCACATTCGGCGCTCTGAGAACACTTGTCAACACATTAGAGGCGTCAACATTTCCGCTTGCAACAACATTACCAGAGATGTTCATGGTCTGAGTACCTGATATGATTGCAGGAACATTTGTCAGGCGAGAACCGCTCCCCGTGAAGAAACCATCCGTCACTACATTTCCGAGAACATTTATCTGTCCCAAAGCGATAGCATTTCCGATCCGTATATTATCCGTGGTCACGTTCGAAGCATTGACATTACCAGGTGCTGTTACGTTTCCAACAATGCCAATGGGTTGTAATCCAGAGGCAGGAATTCCCGTCATTGTTGACCCATTGCCCACGAAAAATGCTGCAGACACATTTCCGATGACATTCACCTGACCGTTCACGGATACATTTCCCGCTCTTGCAACGGTTGTTATAATTGAGCGCGTGTCAACATTTGCAGAAGCAAGAACGTTACCGGTGATGTCAATATTTGCCGTACGAGGTATCGTCAGTTGTACGGCCTCTAGAAGCATTCCGTTTCCAACTAGGTAATTGGCTATTATATTTCCTATAACGGTAATCGTATTTGCTTTCAGGACATTGGTAGTCATTCCTCCAGAAACAATCACATTTGCAGACACAAATTGCCCCGTGACGTTACCAATGACATTGATGTTTGCGGATACCAGACTCCCGGGTGCCGCGATGTTTGCTCCTCCTATCGTTTTCACATCAACATTTGACAACAGCAACACATTGCCCGTGCGTCCCATGACGCTTGTCACTGGAAAATTAGCGCCCGTGAACTGTAACCAGTTGGATACCGACGATGCTGGTGTTCCTAGTAACATGTATGTGACATTAGCATCCGTTTGGAAAACGATGCTCCCTGGAAGAGCATTTGAAAGTGCCAATCGTGTGGTTTGATTTGCGACAGTTCCTCTTGGCACGATGGTATAACCGCCAAGCGTCACTGCCATACCATTTCCTATGAGATATGACGCTGATACATTCCCAGATGCAAAGACATTTCCAAAGATTTCTGTGTTCAGAGTATTCGGAATAACCCCAAAAACATTTGAGGCATTCCCAGAAAAATACAATGCTGATATGTTTCCTGTGATAACCACAGAGTTTGCGATTGCATTGCCTGCTACAATGTTTCCTGCTGTCAAAAAGAGTGTGTCAACATTTCCTGGTGCTGATACATTTCCTATGATATCAATGACTGCTGCAGATGGAAAGGTCTGTGTGACATCCGTGAGGAAGAACCCATTTCCCGAGAAGTAAGTGGCATTAACATTTCCTGTTACACTTATTGCATTTGCAAAAGTATTTCCGTACACAACAAGAGAATTTGCAGAAACATTTGCTGCATTGACATTCCCTGGTGCGAATACGTTTCCTCGGATGTCCGCAATGCCAGTGGATGGGAATCCCACAATGACACCTGCAAGTCTCGAAGCATTGCCAACGAGCGATCGAGTGACTACGTTGGCAATGAGCATTATACTGGGTCCTGTAATATTTCCTAGAACGTCCGCAGATATGTTCCCTGGGACTTCTACTGTTAGATTTTCTAAAAAAGCTCCATTTCCGAGGAGATTTTGTGCCTTTACATTTCCCGACACTGACACGTACGTTCCAGATAGGATGTTTCCTATGATGTCCGTTGATGATATCGGGGAGATATCCGCCGGTTGGAGCCCTGGAATATTTGCAGAGCCATCTACATAGAGATTTCCCGGTACTATGAGATTTCTTGTGACCGGATCAATGTGTGCATATTTTTGCATGTTGTATTTAAAATTATTGTATGACATTGTACCGATGTGTATACGTAATGTTATTTATTTAAGTTTATGCCACAGCCCTACAGAATGTTTCAGAGCTTTGGCCATTGATTGCACCATATGAAGTGTGATAATTGAATATAAAGTTGTTACTCACTTCTGAAAATATAGATGTTGCATTCATTCTATATGTCCCTTGCCATGTTCCATTGGTGAACACCCATGCATTTGCAAGTGTCTGAGTTACGCCAGCTGGTAACGTTGTGAATGGGGTAAGTGTATTTGGTGGCAGAATTGGTGTACGAATTGTAATGAACCTTGGAACCGACACTGACAAGGTTATCAACCAAGCATTGGGCAATGTGGAGTCATACGAAACAACTCCTGCTGTATTACTTAAAAATCCATTTCCGGGTTGCACAAAACTTGCTGGGACTCCTGCAGAAGCTACAACGTTTGTTATTCCAACACCGTTTCCAAAAAGATAGTTTGCTGTGACTCTGTTTGTCGTGTTTACTTGGCCTGTTACTTGAATGTTTCCATTGATACTCATGAGATTTGCGGAAATATTGGAAGCCTCTATGTTGCCCGTCGATAACACATTTCCTCTGATGTTTATATTTTGCAATCCTGTTACAATGGTATTAGTTACTCCTAATCCATTTCCTATAAAGTAATTTGCTATCGCGTTTCCTGTGATTATGACTTGGCCATAAACATCTGCGTTTGCATTGACTCTCATGAGATTGGCACTCACGTTGGACGCATTCACATTACCAGGTGCAGAAACGTTACCAGAAATATTGATATTCCGAGTCCCAGTGAGCGTTGCAATAACTCCCGTCAGTGTAGATCCATTTCCTATGAATCCAAGAGCAGACACGTTTCCTCCTGTTACATTAACTTGGCCAGTCACAACAACATTGGCTACACCAACCACATTCGCAAGTATGTTTGCCGAGTCAACATTGCCTGTTGCGGACACGTTGCCAAAGAGATTGCATCTTTGTAAACCAGAGGCACGTAATCCTGACAAGTTAGAGCCATCTCCAATGAATGAAGTGGCAACCACATTTCCAATGACATTTACCTGACCTCCAAATATCACATTGCCATTAACTATAACTATGGAATTGGCACTCACATTGGTTGCGTCCACATTTCCAGTGGCAAACACATTTCCGGTTATGTTGACATTCTGGGTTCCAGAAGCAGTTGTAATCCCACTGATGGTGAACCCATTTCCTACAAAAAACAATGCCGCAATGTTACCAGTTGTTTGAAGCTGACCTAAAATGTGCGTGTTCGCGTTTACCCTGAGTAAATCTACAAATACATTTGCAGCATCAACATTTGCGGCAGCAGACACGTTTCCAATTATGTTCGTGGCAATAATTCCAGAAGCATTGCCAACATTTGCATTTACCAGAAAAGAGCCATTTCCGTAGAAGAAATCTGCAGACACATTGCCATCAACAGTGACTTGGTTTGCTATATTTAGATTTCCATTTGTTATTCTAAGCGTTCCCGTAGATATGTTAGAAGCATTCACCGTTCCGTATGACACAACATTTCCCTGGATGTCGATGTTTCCAGTTGCAGGAATGCTCGCGGGCGTTCCTACCAGATAAAATCCATTGCCAATAAAGACATTTGAAATTAAGTTCGCAGTGGGAGCTGACACCTGACCAGTGAATGTAAGTATATTGCTCACAACATTTCCGGCGCTCAACAAAGTCGTCTGGATATTACCAATCACGTTACCACGGGTGATGTCAATGTTTGCGGAGCGTATGTCTCCATTACCAACTATAGGAGTTCCGCCCAGAGTTTTTACATCTACGCCCGAAATGAGAACCACAGCTCCCTGTCTGCCAAATGCTGATGTCACTGGGAAGTTAGTCCCGGCAAGAGGGACCCAACTGGCATTTGCTGATGGTGGTTGATATGCAAGCAAATATTGAGAATTGTCATCTGTCTGTGTTACTAAGCCTCCGAGTGGGACCCCGGTGAGAGCAAGTCTTGCAGCTTGATTTGCCACGTTTCCTTGAATTGTGATCAGGTTTCCAGAAAAAAACATGTTGAACGCATTTCCTATGAAGTAGTCAGCGCGCACGTTGCCATTTGCAGTTACATTTCCTATAACATCGGTAGAAATGGTATTGGGGATCAAGGTTGTCCTGACGTTTGATGCATTTCCAAACAAATATGCTGCTGAAATATTGCCAGAAGCTGCAATAGACCCGGAGACAAACATGTTTCCTATGATTGCCGAGGTTGCAACTGTCACATTGGCAGCATCAACATTACCACGTGATAGTACATTTCCAGTTATGTCCAAGTTTGCAGAAGGTGGCGGGGATGCATTTATCCCGATTATGTTTGATCCAATGCCTTTCAAGTACAAGGCGGACAGGTTTCCAGTTGCAGACAGGCTATCCGTTATTATCAAATTTCCTTGAGCTCTCAGTAGTCCAGTTGATATGTTTGAAGCATCAACATTGCCAGTAGCAAAAATGTTACCTTGAATATTGATGTTTCCAGAGCGTGGTATGAATGTGACCAAGCCCGTCAGGCCAGAACCGTCTCCAAAAAAATAATTTGCAGAAATGTTGCCAGTCATCGCGGCAGAGTTTCCGTATATATTACCCATTATGTCTGCAACGATTGTCTTTGGCAAAGACGCCGAGGCAGTTCCAGTCAACAGAGCACCGTTTCCAATGAACACCCCACTGCGCGTCTCAACATTTCCTGATACCGAAATAAAATTGCCAATAAGGTTTCCTGATATGTCAGTAGTAGAAATAGGAGACAAGTTTGATGCTCCTCTGATGACCGACCCATTGCCTTCCACTATGACGTTTCCAAAGATGTCGTAGTCTCCAGTTTCTGTGTTTATCCCGGCAAGCTTATTAATATACGTTCTAAACTGCGCAGACGACATTACTATAGTCTATACAAATAATTTAATAATTAAACTTAAACATTCACTCGACGGTCACGCTTTTTGCTAGACCAGTAGGGCGATCGACATTGCGGCCAAGGCGGACGGCTACAAAGTAGCTCAGCAACTGCATGGGGATGGTGTGGATGATTGGCGAGAGTATCTTGTCTACATACGGCACCTTTACGACTTTGAGATTTTCGTGATGTTCAAGGTCAATATGTTGTTCGGTGATAACAAATACACGTGCCCCGCGAGCAAGCACTTCATCAATGTTTGACTTTAGCTTATCCAGGCAACTGTGGTCTGCCAGAGACACTACAACCGGGACAGGCTTGTTGAGAAGAGCAAGAGGGCCGTGCTTCAGTTCGCCTGCCGAAATACCCTCTGCGTGGATGTAACTGATCTCCTTGAGCTTGAGGGCGCCTTCGTAGGCAACTGGAGCATGGAGCCCGCGACCAAGGAAGAGTGCTGATTGCGACTCGTAGATGTCATCGGCCCACTCTAGCATACTATCTTTGACAAGGCTCAGGGTGCGTTCCACGGCATCAGGCATCTCATCCAGCATTGACGAATCCTGTTTGTTGCCAAGCACATTGGCCAGGACATACAGTGCCGCGAGCTGTGATGTAAAGGCCTTTGTGGAGGCCACAGACACCTCGGGCCCGCACTTGGTGATAAATTTCATAATGCTCTCACGCACAATCGTGCTCTTTGCAGAGTTGCAGATTGTCAGCGTATATAGCATACCTGCTTTCTTGGCTTTATGGAGAGCGGAGATCGTATCAGCAGTTTCACCAGACTGAGAAATAGTCACCACGAGCGTGTTAGGATGCGAAATAAAAGGTTCGTACTCGCTCGCAATATATACATCGCAATGTTTGTGGGCAAATGTTTCGATCCAGTTCTTTGCAACAAGGCCCGCGTTGTAACTGGTACCACAAGCAAGGATGATAACATTGCTGACCTTACCAAAGATTGCCGGCGCGATGTCTCCAAATGTGTCTGGTTCAAATACAATGTTCTTTATGGTGTTCTTGATGCTCAGAGGTTGCTCATAGATCTCCCTGAGCATGTGGTGTTCAAAAGCACCATTCGCCGGCATAACCTCAAAATCATCTAGAATTTCAAAATTAGTGGGAATAGTGTCATTGTTTGAATCAAACAGGGAAACCTTTCCGGGAGAAATTTTACCTGTCACCCCATCCTCAACATACATGATTTTGTTAGTAGGCGCTGCTATAGGGTCCGAAGCAACGCAGATAGAATTGTCGTCATTCTTACCAATGACAAGAGGGCTTTTGTTTTTGGCAATCACGAGGACATTGGGTTCCTTGTTGCAAATCACGCCAAGTGCATACGACCCACGGAGCTGTTTCACGACAACCTGAACCGCCTCGAGCAGATTGCCATCGTAGAACAAACGGATGAGATGGGCAACAACTTCTGTATCAGTCTGACTCTCAAACACAAACCCCTGGCCAATCAAATGGGTGCGCAGGTCCCGATAGTTCTCAATGATGCCGTTGTGGACGACAGCAATATTGATGTCATCTCGAACTGAGAAATGCGGGTGTGCATTCATCACACTGGGGATGCCAGTGGTGCTCCACCTCGAATGGGCAATGACAATGCTCGAGGAAGAACCAATGGACTGACGGCGAAGATCGTCAATTCCATTGATGCTTCTTATTCTCTTTAGTCCGTCGGCATCTGGAAATGCAATTCCGCAAGAATCGTAACCACGATATTCAAGTTTTTGAATGCCATCGAGGGATAGGGGGATTGCCGAACTGTTGGACACGATACCGAAAATTCCACACATGATGTGTATTAACAATATTACACCAAAGCGCGTCTTATAATTCGGTTTGTCGATATATAGCAAATGACAACACATATTGACACTATGTTGTTTATAAACGCGTGAACAAACACTCATTTCAGAACCAACAATCATGGCTGCTCGTCTCATTGCCGTCACTCAGCCCGTCATTCCCGGTGTGCGCACTGCCGAGGATCTGATTTCTTATGCGGCACGTGTTAGTAACCCTGCCCAACAGTTGCAGACATCTAATCGTCTCATCGGGTATTGCATCAAACACAAACATTGGTCCATCTTCGAGCAGGCCAGCATGACCATCGAGATCAAAACCACTCGTGCGATTTCTGCCCAGATCCTGCGTCACCGGACATTCACTTTCCAGGAATTCTCCCAGCGTTACGCGGAGGTGGCTGAGAAGCCAGTGCCTCAAGAGGCCCGTCTACAGGATACCAAGAATCGCCAGAACTCTATTATCACCGATGACGCCGACCTCCAAGATTGGTGGAAAGCAGAGCAAAGTGCCATTTATGACGCCAACGTAAAGTTGTATGAAGAAGCCATTGCTCGTGGCATCGCAAAGGAGTCTGCTCGTATGGTTCTGCCAATGTCGTCTCCCACCACACTTTACATGACCGGAACTGTTCGCTCTTGGATTCACTATATTGACCTGCGCGCTTCCAATGGCACGCAGAAGGAACACATGGACATTGCCATTGCCTGCAAGGACATCTTCAAATATCAGTTCCCAGTATCTGCGGATGCTCTTGAATGGAAGTAAATGTCATTTGATGCATATCGACACACGTCAAATATAATTACATAAAATCTGTAAATACAAAAGAACATGAATGACAATCTTACACAACTCTTAGCTAAAGTCTGTAAAAAATACACTTCTGATAAATTGATTCTTGTTAAATGTTTGATAGCAAATGGTGCGGACGTCAATTATAAATGCGGGGGGTATGACAAAAAGAGTGTATTATTCAGAGTGTGTGAGGAGTATACGCCGGATAAATTGGATCTTGTTAAATGTTTGATAACAAATGGTGCGGACGTCAATTATGAATGCGAGGGGTATTTCAAAGAGAGTATATTATTCAGAGTGTGTGAAGAGTATACGCCGGATAAATTTGAACTCGTACAATGTTTGATAACAAATGGTGCGGACGTCAATTATAAATGCGAGGGGTATTTCAAAGAGAGTATATTAAACACAGTATGCAAACATTATACACCAGATAAATTTGATCTTGTTCAATGTTTGATAGAGAATGGAGCAATTGTGTACAGTGAAGACATGTTCAAAAATGTCATTCTAAACTTTTCTATCCAAAAAAAGAAATTGCTCGAATTATTGATAGACAAAGATTACGGCACAGTTTTGTCATATTATGATATGATAAAAAAATGTTGGAAAAATCCAAATGTACGTCATTCATTTCTCGGCGCTCTGCAGGTGATTTTCTCAAAACGTCCAGGTTTGTCTTTTGTGCCATTTCTTATAACAGAAATAATAAAACAAACTCAAGATGAAAACTTGGCAATTGCCTCTTGGCAAAAACTTGTCATAAAACGTCTGCATTCGATGTCACACATTTTTCAATACGAACATGATATTGCTTTCAAATATATTTTCAGTAATGTTAATCTGACTCGTTTTTTGTTTAGTATTATTGATATTTCTACGTTATCGCATCATCACTCGAAAAATTTTTATGAAGCTATACGTTTATCCTTCAATTACATCTCGCGCGATGTCATATTATTCTTTGTAGATATCGGAGTTGATCTCAACATTAAAAATGAGAAAGGCAATACTCTTCTTCATGTGGCTGCAAACAGATTTGATGCGGAGTTACTTGATGTGTTATGCTATCATATCAATGACATTAATGCCATAAATACATATAATGAAACTGCTTGGGATCGGGTGAATACTTTTCTCACAGATAGCTATGATTCAGACATAGAAGACGAAGAAGAATTTTATGAAAAATATATCACTCCGGATTTGAAAAAATTTGCAGATTATTCGCGTGTGTTTATGAAACATGGAGCGGATCCGTTTATGGCATATACAAATAAAGACGAAGGAGACAAGAATCTGATGATGTCTAATCTTGCCAGAGTATACATCAGAGAAATGTCTGACATTGTGGAGTATTGCTACAAAAACGTAGACATAAATAGAGTGCTGTATGATGGAAATACCATAGCTCATGAAGCGGCACGACGCGACAATCCTCATCTTTTAGAATATTTATTGCATGTTGGAGCGCGAACAGATTTGAAGAATAAATGTGGAGATATCCCACTCCACATTGCAACATCTCTCGATTTCCATGAATGCATCAAATTGCTGTTGAATGCTCGTGACATTTGTGTACCAAACGATGATGATGGTGCGATATTCTGTGACTTTGTATGCCCCCATCTTGTGCGTGATGTCATGAGCACCGCATATTGTTCTGATCCATCACTACTCGTATTGAGCCAGTGTGTTGCTGCCTGTCCATACACTGAACGCAAGCGCATTAGAAACATATTGATGATATTGAATCGAACTCCTATTCCCAAGACTTTGTTTGCACACATTGTAGCACATAGTTTTGATGAAAATAATTTTGATGAGATTAATTAAAATGTAAACATATACTATACACAGAATGAACTTCGACCGTGGAATGATCAAGTCAGCTATTCTTGCTGCAATTATATGGTTCATGAGACGCGACCTGCCTCTCGCGCTCATTATTGCGATTGTGTCGTACTTTGCCCCTCGTATTGGCCTATAGAAACTTTGGAATCTGTCCTTTTAAATGATGTGTTTACATGGATTTAAATCGCAAAGGAAGTAATTTCAGTAAAGAGATTGAATGCATAGGCACCGATGACACCGCCAACAAAAGGTGCCACAATGGGAATCCAAGAATATGTCCAGTTGCTTGGGCCCTTGTTGTTGATGGGCAAAATGAAGTGAGCCAGACGGGGTGAGAAATCGCGAGCAGGGTTTGCAGCAATTGAAGTCACGCCACCCATCCCGAGGACCAGCACGAACACTAGCCATCCAATGGTGATGCCTTCGATAGAACGATACATCAAGAAGTCGTCCTTGTTAGTGATATGGGTGTGGCGAGAATACACACCAAGAGCGCATGCGATAAGAACGGTGGTACAAAGAACCTCCACGAGGAAAGAATGGATCCTGTGGATCCTGACTGCGGGACCGGTCGCAAACACAGCCAGCTTTCTCTTCTGGTCCTTGACAAAAACCTCATCATTGGCTACCTCAATGTCGTTGTCAGGGCGCAGCATGAAGTGGGGGTAGTACATACAATACATTGCTACGGCGCCAAGGAACATACCAAGGAATTCACCCGCCATTGAAACTCCCATTTCAACGACATCAATCTTGTCAAGGATAAAAAGAGCGAGACACATTGCGGGGTTGAGATGCGCCGAGACAAAACCAAACATCACAAGTGGAATAGCAAATGCCATGCCAAACCCAAACGCGATGAACCCAAAACCGACGCCATGACCTTTGGTCTTGAGAAGATGGTCGTTGGCAACCACGCTCAAGCCAATAAGGATTGCGAGGAATGAGGAAATAGCCTCAGAGGCAAAAATCTGGAGGAGGTTGTAAGTCATTTTGTAAATTGTAGTAATTTGATACTTGGGATATCAAAGACTCTTTTTTATGGAAATTGTCATTACCGTGGTCAAATGACTACTTACATTACCAGGGTAAAACAACATATCGGCACAAAGTCTATAAAAGAGACACTCGCGCCTCAAACATCACTAAAAACAATCAACAATGTCCTCCATCGCAATGACCACCCCCATTGTCGCCAAGCCCAACGTTGCCGTGTTTTCTGCCGGCAAGTATGTCAAGAAGTTCCTGAAGCCAATTGAGAGTGTGTGTACTCCTCGTTATGTGGATGTACCCCTCACTGTGGAAACCGCGTCCATGGCGTCTGGTTGCAGGGCCGTGAATGTGTTTGTGAATGATGATCTGTCTGCTCCTGTTCTGGACATCCTCCGGGAAACTGGAGTTGACAGCATCACGATGCGTTGTGCCGGTTTTGATCGTCTGGACGTTGAGCACGCCAAGAGCCTCGGGTTCCAGGTGTATCGCGTCCCAGCATACTCTCCCCGCTCTGTCGCCGAGCTTGCGCTGACGCATATGATGGCGCTCTCTCGCAACTTCCAGCTTGTGCTCCCCCGCGTAAAGACTGGAAACTACACCATGGAAGGCCTTGTGGGTCGCGAGATGACTGGAAAGGTCATCGGCGTGGTAGGCACTGGCAAGATCGCCCAGGAGTTTATCAAGCTCATCAAGCCAATGGCACGCAAGATCATCGCATATGACGTGTATGAGTCTGAGGACGTCAAGAAGATGGGCGTGGAATACCACAAGCTGTCATATGTCCTGAAAAACTCCGATGTAGTGTCCCTCCACTGCCCTCTCATGGATGCAACGTCAGAGATGATCAATCATATGACTCTGCGCACGATGAAGAAAAATGCAGTCATCATTAACACGGCGCGCGGTGGTCTCATCAACACCAACGACCTTATTGAGGCACTGGAGAAGGGAGTTATCGCTGGCGCGGCAATCGATGTTTATGACAACGAAGCAGGCCTGTTCTTCACCAACCGCTCTGACCTCTCAATGGAAGAGCGAATGGAGAACTGGGACAAGAACATGGCAAGGCTGGTCAACCTCCCCAATGTCATCGTGTCTCCCCACGTTGCTTTCCTAACCAACGAGGCCCTGAAGAACATCTGCGATACCACGACTGACAATCTTGTATGCGCTTTCAACAATCTGCATTCTGATACCAAGCTATTCTGAATCAAAATGTAATACACTTAATTAAAAAGGCAAAGAGGGTCACAACTTATCAGTAGACTTTATCTCTACATCAACGTTCTTGGCAACATCATTGTAAAACTCCTTGGTTTCAATAGGGAATTTGTACATCCTGTGGTCACCGGTGGCGCACATCTTTATAACTTGAGCACCAGATATAGGTTTCTCTTTCTTCTTACCGGTGTCAAAAGAAGGCGCCGTCATATCCTTTAACGCTCTTTGTATATTCTGGGGGGCGTATGGTATGTGGTAGTCATCGTCAAATAAATTTGCGCTCTCCTTCAGATACTCATTTCTGTATTTCTTCAAGTCTTTTGTGGTGTCTTTGCCGGTGACAGGATCCTTGTGGACAACGACATTCTTATCGGAATCGTATTTGATGAACTTTTGGTCGGCGCATATGCCGCGAGTATACCTGAACAAAATGGCGGGTATCTGTTGAGGATCCGCCCCGCGTATTTCACTGATGAACTCCGGTTTCTTGAACACGTCATACACCGCCTCTACCGCCGATCTATCTGGCACCGCAAGTGTAATGTTAAGATTGATACTGCTATCATTAATAACAGAACCAACATTGCCGTTGTAAACGGTTTGCGGAACAACTTCCTTGCGGTCATAGTCTTCCTTGAGAACAAACTCAAGCTTTTTGACAACTATTTCATGACCACATTTGGTTTTCTTATGTCTTGAAGCATTTCCGTGAGCACTGGTTTTATAACCACATCCACAAATGTGATAGGGGATTGAATGAATTTCAACCATTGTAATATCATCATACAATTTATTAAGTTATTTTACATGTATACATTGAGGGATACATCACAGAGATACATCACACTCACGCGGTGCTATAGTTTTTATATGATGTATCGCATACTTTATTTTTTTTTTTTTTTGTAAATTAGTTTTCTACTGAAATGTTTACATGGATTCAATGTTTGGGTTGTCTGTAATGATTGCTGCAACTCCATATCCCAAAAGCTGGCGTATGTCATCAATGTTTTTTGTTGTTTGACCCCGGTATCATATCGACAAAAAGAGCATATGATACAAAATTTCACAATATACAATACTATAATCTATCATCAGACATGACATCGCTCACTGTGTTTCCCACCGACTGGAGGAGCGGTGATGAGGGCGAACAGTTTCGCATCAATTTGTTTGGAAAGACGCCCGACGGAAAGACAGCCTGCATCCGCATTCGGTTCACCCCGGTGTTTCTTCTTGAGTTGCCGGCAGCATGGAGTCCCTCCAGGCAGAAGCTCTTCATCACGGAGACCGCCATCAAATATGGTGCCATAAAAGATATGTGCCTTCCCGTGAAGAAGAAGTCGATGTGGGGCTTTGATGGCGGTGTGATGCGGAACTTGGCGCAGTTTGCTTTTCCGACTCTCGAAAAGATGAGGAAGGCAAAGTACGGACTGAAGCGGGATTATCAGATTTACGAATCAAATGTCGACCCCATCGTCCGTCTCTTCCATATCAGGAAGATCAATCCGGCTGGCTGGGTTCAAATTAAGCAGTCTTATCCAGTCATGACTCGCATTTCGCGGTCGGACATTGAGGTAGACTGCAACTTTACCACTGTGAGTGGTAGTGAACTAACCACTCCTCCGCCACTTGTGATTGCCAGTTGGGATATTGAGACATACTCGAAGGAGCGCAAGTTTCCTCTGTCTTCAAACCCAACCGACTACGTCACGCAGATCGCAACATCATTCCAGCGATATGGTGAGGAAGAACCGTATCGCAGGGTTGTTGTGTGTTTCAAGGACACTGGCAAGGTTGATGGTGTGGAAATCGTGAGTTGTTCCGAGGAGCAGGATATGATAAATGCTTGGATGACCATTGTGTCTGAGGAAAAGACAGATGTTCTCATTGGATACAACGTGTTCCAGTATGATTGGAAGTATGTGTCTGGCAGGGCGCAGATGCTGGTGGACGACGCTTCTGCAGATGATACAGTGTTTGTAGATACTCTTGGCCGTCTGCTTGAGGGCGGGGGTGCTGTTGTAGAGCGCGAGCTTGCCAGCAACGCATTCGGCCAGAACTTCTTTTACTATCTTGACACTCCAGGCGTCATTCAGCTGGATCTTCTCCAGTGGATGCGGAAGAACCGAAACTTGGAGAGTTATTCTCTGAACAATGTGTCCAAGCTGTATCTTGGTGATCAGAAGGACGACCTTCCTGCCATGCAGATCTTTGAGAAGTTTGAGGGCGGGCCTGAAGATCGCGCGGTGATTGCCAAGTATGCTGCTCAGGATACTCTGCTTCCTCTGAAGCTTTTGTCCAAGCTTGCCATCTTTGAGGACATTACGGAGATGGCGAACGCGGTGAAGGTTCCAGTTGACTGGATTGGGTTCCGCGGGCAGCAGGTGCGCGCTTTCAGTTGTTTGTTTGGCAAGGCTCGCGAGATGAACTACGCAATTCCCGATGACAAGGCGTGGGCTGCTGAAGGTAAGTTTGAGGGTGCTACTGTGTTGGAACCAAAGAAGGGAGCCTACTTCACGCCAATCGCAGCTTTAGATTTTGCATCACTTTACCCGAGCATCATCCGTGCCCACAACATGTCTCCGGAGACTCTGGTGATGGATGCTCGTTACAAGAACATACCTGGTGTTGAATACTACGAGATTGGCACCGGTATTGGCACCTTTCGGTATTCTCAGCAAAGCCAGGGTGTTGTGCCAGCGCTTCTTGACGACCTGGCAAAGTTCAGGAAGAATGCCAAGAAGCTCATGGCGGCAGCGCACAAGGAGGGTGATGATTTCAAGGAGGCTCTGTATGATGCAAGTCAGCGTTCATACAAGGTTGTCATGAACTCGGTGTATGGTTTCCTTGGAGCAAGTAAGGGATTCTTGCCATGTGTTCCAATTGCGGCATCAGTCACGGCAACTGGTCGCAACATGATTGATGTGGCATCTCGTAGGGCAATTGAGCTTCTCCCTGGTTCAGAAGTCATATACGGCGATACTGATAGTATCATGGTAAAGATGAAGCTTCCGGAGGGGAAGAACCAAGAAGACATCAATGACCACTTTGAGGTTGCAAAGTGGTTGGCAGGTGAGATTACAAAGGAGTATCGGGCGCCCAACGATTTGGAGTTTGAGAAGATCTATTACCCTTACATTTTGTACTCCAAAAAGAGGTATGCGGCAATCAAGTATGAGGATCCTGAAGAAAAGGGCAAGGTTGACGTGAAGGGTCTTGCTCTGGTTCGGCGTGATTTCTCGCCTATTACACGAGAGATTCTCAAGGAATCTCTTGATACGATTTTGTTCGCAAAGGACACGCCAACGGCAGTAAAGGATACTCGTGAGAAGATCCGCAAGGTTCTTGATAATGAGTATCCTATGGAAAAGTTTGTGATGTCAAAGACTCTCAAGACCGGTTACAAGAATGAGATGCAACCGCATCTGATCGTTGCTAACAAGATCTTTGACCGCACAGGGTTTCCCGTCCCTTCTGGTGCTCGCGTTCCCTTTGTCTATGTCGAGGACAAGGACAACATTGATGCCAAGCAGTCAATGCGAGCAGAAGACCCCAAGTATGCGATGGACAATGGTCTCATTGTAGACAGGTTGTTTTACATCAATCATCAACTCCTCAAACCACTGACATCTCTGTTTGAGCCTCTTGTGGACCACCCAGAAAAGGAACTCTTTGGGCACGTGGATGTTGTAGGTAAGATTGAAGCTCTGACTACACGCCACAAGGCAGAACTCAAGGACACCAAACGTGTCAAGAAGAACAAGGCAAACAATCAAATTGAGATAACTTCATTTTTCAAACCCAAGACTCTGAAGCTTTGAATGTCAATAAAAATATCATTATAATGTAAATATGTCATCTTCTCCAGACGACGGAATTAGAAATGGGTATCAAAAGTTAGTCAATGTCCAGGGGTCTGGAGGCCAACAGCGTGTGGCAGTATACATACCAGACACAAGAAGGAAACGAAGTCCCGAGGCAGAAGCACGAGCTCTTGCACGGGCGGAGATAAAAGAGGCGTACAAGGCTGCAGCTCTCGAGGAGGAAATAAAGGCCATAAAGAAGCAGCGAAACAAACTTGTAGATAATCTCGCAAAGGTGGGCAAGACACCGTCTGTATTATCTGGCACACCAACGTCTTATGTGTCGCCTACTTCGGTATTGTCATCTGAGAAGGCAGATGCGCTCATTGGAACAACTCCTGTTGTTGGCCCAGAAACAAAGTCTGGAACAAAGGCATTCAACAATCGCATTGATTACACAGCACCTATTGGCCCAGAGACAAAGTCTGGAACAAAGGCATTCAACAATCGCATTGATTACACAGCACCTATTGGCCCAGAGACAAAGTCTGGAACAAAGGTATTCAACAATCGCATTAATTACACGGCACCTATTGGCCCAGAGACAAAGTCTGGAACAAAGGCATTCAACAACCGTATAGATTACTCTGCCCCAATCGGACCCACACAAGGACCTGGTCTTGGTATGTCTTTCAACCAGAACCGGGATTACAGCGCCCCCATCGGCCCGTTGCCAAGTCAGAGTATGGGAGGGTTTCAAGACAGACCATTCAATAGCAGGATGAATTACTCTGTGCCTATGGGTCCTACTCAGGGTCCGGGACTTGGTATGTCTTTCAACAGGAATCGGGATTACAGCGCTCCGATTGGCCCTATGCCAAGTCAGAGTATGGGAGGGTTTCAGAACAGACCATTTAACAATAGGATGAACTACTCCTCCCCCGCCGGTCCTGCTACTCGTCCTGCTAGAATGTCTCAGCAACCAGAGGATTATAACAATGGCAACATCCAAGGACCCGTGACTCGTTCTGGCACCCGGCCATCTCGGATGTCTCAACAAAATGAGTATAACAACGGTAACATCCAGGGTCCTGCTACTCATTCTGGTACCCGACCATCTCGAATGTCTCAACAAAATGACTATAACAACGGTAACAACCAGGGTCCTGCTACTCATTCTGGTACCCGACCATCTCGAATGTCTCAACAAATTGACAATTATGACAATGACAATGTCGAGGGTCCTGTGACCCAATCTGGCACGCGTCCTTCTCGGATTGCCCAGGGCCCTGTCACAAGGTCTGGGACACTTCCGGAAGTTGGAAAGGGGCGGCTCTGGGAGCGTGCTCTTGGCCAGCCATACAAACCTGGGATGAACATAATTTTTGTTGTGAAAGCCCTCCGCGAAAAGAAGCAAAGAAGTCCTACCAAGGCGAAGAGTTTTGATGCAGCTATAGCAGATGCCAAATCAGACCCCAGACTGTCTATCACCGCTCTTAACCTAAAACCAGAACAGCTCCTACCTGGGAAAACTTTGCAAGAGGTAGAGGCTTTGTACAAGAGGAAGAAGGCAAAGGCAATCGCAGCAGGAAAGATGCAGTTTGTGACTGCGCTTGACAGAGCAATAGATATCCGCCGCAAACAATTTGGCGCTACACCTCAAATGTCTTCACAAAAGTCTTCGCAAAAACCCTCTGGCTTTACTCCAACTGGAAAGACTCCTCTTCCTTCTACGCCGGAGAGAAACGCAGAGTTTTTGCTCCCTGGTAAGACAGAGGAGGCCGTCAAAAAGATTTACTCCAACAGGAAAGCCGCTGCTCTGAAGAAGGGCGACAAGGCGCTTGCTGACCGTTTGGACCGCGCTCTCCCTGTGAGACTCCAGCGCATCAAGTCCCAGGGTGCCAATGTGATGAAAGTTCCACCGGAGCGTCTTCTTCCAGGGACAACTCTCGAGGGAGTGGAGAAGACATACAAGGAAAGACGCGCAATGGCTCAACAAAAGAAACGTGCTGCTCTTGTCGCGGCACTTGACCGCGCCATCATTGTTCGCAGGAAACAACTCGGTGGCAAGTCGCCATCGCCATCTATGGTGAGGTCACCGACTGGCAAGACTCCTTCTCCTTCTACGCCAGAGAGAAATGCTGAAGTTTTGCTCCCAGCCAAGACAGAGGAGGCCATCAAGAAGGTTCATGCCGAGAGGAAAGCCGCTGCTTTGAAGAAAGGTGACAAGGCGCTTGCTGACCGGTTGAACCGCGCTCTCCCTGTGAGACTCCAGCGTATCAAGTCTCAGGGTGCCAATGTGATGAAAGTTCCACCAGAGAGACTACTCCCAGGGTCCACCCTTGCTGATGTCGAGAAGACGTACAAAGAAAGACGCGCTGTGGCTCAGCAAAAGAAGCGCGCTGCCCTTGTCACGGCCCTTGATCGTGCCATCGTTGTCCGCAGGAAACAGTTTGGTGGAAAGTCACCGTCACCGAGTGCCAAGACTGACAGGTCGCCATCTCCCGTACCAACAAAGACTGGTAAGAAGTTCCAGAGCGTGAGAAATGTGCCACCCGAGATGCTGCTTCCTGGAAAGACTCTTGAAAATGTGGATAGGGCTTACAAGCAAAAGAGAAGTGCTGCAGTTGCAAAGAAACGTACGGACTATGTTCAGGCGCTCAACAAGGCATATTCAGTGAGAAAGTCTCAGGTTTCAAGGTCTCCTTCTCCAATTGCAAAACCTGGAAAGAAGTTCCAAAGCGTGAGAAATGTGCCACCTGAGATGTTGCTTCCTGGAAAGACTCTTGAAAACGTCGAGAAGGCTTACAAGCAAAAGAGGAGCGCAGCAGTTTCCAAGAAACGTACGGACTATGTTCAGGCGCTTAACAAAGCATATTCAGTGAGAAAGTCTCAGGTTTCAAGGTCTCCTTCTCCAAGTGTAAAACCCGGTAAGAAGTTCCAAAGCGTGAGAGATGTGCCACCCGCAGTTCTCCTTCCCGGCAAGACTCTCGAAAACGTTGACAGAGAATACAAGAAACGCAAGAGCGCGGCAGTTGCCAAGAAGCGTGTAGAGCTTTCTCAGGCTCTCAACAAGGCCTACGCAATTCGCAAAACTCAAGTTTCTTCTAAGGCACTTTCTTCTAAGATAGAGGAGGATAAGAAGAAACGCGAATCCGAAATCGCGAGACAAAAGAAGATTGAGCTCGAGAAGAAGAAAAGTATCGATGCCAGAATTATTCAGACTCAGAGAAAGTTACAGAGCGTAGGTTCTAGTGCCAAGAAAGCGATGGCAAATGTCGAAAAGTTCCAAAAAGAAATTGCAGTTGCAACTCGGAGAAGAGACACCGCAAAGATTGCCAAATTTAGCAGGGCGGCAGAAAAACGTAAACAAAATCTTGGCAGAGCTCGTACAGCTCAGCAACAACTTGCTTCCAATTTGAGCCAGCTGGAAAGAATGAAAGCAAATCCCTCTGCTATGGCATCATCTGTTTTGTCGCCACTAAAATCATCCAAGACGCCCTCGCCAAAAATGCCCTCACCTTCTATTAAAACCCCTAGTCCTAAGATGCCCTCACCAAAAATGCCCTCGCCAAAAATAGATGAGCAGAAACGCAGACAAATGGAACAGAAACGTAAATTTGATGATCAGAGGCGCAAAGCAGAGGAACAAAAGATGCAGCAAAAGCGTAAATTGGAGGCGCAGAAAAAACAGCAGATTGATCAGCAACGGAAGATGTCCGAACAACAGCGTAAAATGCAGCAACAAAAAATGAGAAAACCCGTTCCTCGTATGACAAAACGCCGGCGTTAATCATAATTACAATAAATTTTCATTATACTACTGGAAAGCAGGGGCAATGACGAACTTGAGGTTTCCGATGCTCCCAATACTGTAGCGGAGCACGAGAGGAAACCCACTCTTCAGGTAGAGCTCCACAACTGGCGACAGGCCAGATGCCTTGGCAAAGCCAATGAGATACTTGAGAGAGAATTTGTTAGAGTAATCTGCCTCTTCCATCGTGGTGATTTTTCCGGTTTCGGAATCGCCCAGAACGGTACGCTGAGAAGCAAAGTCAGTGGCGGATAGATAATCAGAGCAGAAACTGACAACTCCACTCTTCTTCTCAATCCACAGGAAGTCTGTGAGCTCAGACATATCCCTACACAGTCTCTGGAAATAGTTAGATGGGATACTAATGATTGTATCGAACTCAAGATCGCTGATCTCTATGTATGCAGAGTCAATCTCAATGAGCTTCATTTCAAACTTGGTGAGGGAGTTTTTCTCAAAGTTCTGGATTGTGATTTCCAGGACGTGAGGGTTCTCCTCCATGTAGCGGAAGAGGATGCTATCATGACTTCCAGCAGAGCGGAGAAGCTTGAACATGTTTGCCACGTTGATTCCAATCTCATACGACTTGGGGCAATCATACTCCTCGAATGACTCGGCATTCAGTTTCATGTGGACCAGGGACACCTTGGAGCCGTCCATTGCGCTGATTTTGACACCAGTTGGGTCAAAGGTGATAGACACATCGTGTAGAATTTCCTTGAGGGTGTCGAAAAGAGACTTGATGACGCTGCCCTGGACGGTGCGGATGTGGAAAAGGGGCTTGCTCTCGGTAGAAGACATTTTCTGAAGTGTACGATTCAGAAAATGTTTAAGTTATTTGATGTGTCGATATACTATTTGGTAAAGTTATACATTTGTTCACATAGTTTGACCCCGTTATCCTTGATGATTCTATAAATATGTACGGACTCGAAACTCTTCATTGCGTACAAAATTGTCGTGAATACTATCCATGAAATAATGAACAACCAGTCTTTGTTGATGTTGGTGCCGTCAATGCTCCCGCCCTTGGCATAAATCGCATACGCAAGGACTGTAAGAAGGAACCCCCAGAGGACACATCTCTTCCAGTTACCAGCAGCTTCATCAAAACTTATCAGTTTTTTCAGTTTGTTCTTAATGGTCAGCGCGGTATCACCCTTGATGTATTCTGTGTCTTTTACATATACCGAGTTATAGTCGCTGCATGCCTGGACAGAAGTATCCCAGCAGGACTCACAACCAAGGTCTTCACGTTCGTACTTGAATGCCGCGTACAACACTGTGACAGAAATGACTATGACCAGGATCGTATCTAGTTTCATATTTTAATATATACATATAATATTATAATGAATTCTTATCTACTCACATTCTTCTGGGCAGTAACTCTGTATCTAGTCGGTTTGTCCATCGTGCACTTCATACGGGTGTTAAAGGCAAGAAATCCAGAGGACAAAATGGATTTGGTAAAGGCAATTGTGTATGTTTCCAGCGCCGTGACACTCGGCGTTTTGCTTGTGTACAGGCCATTTGATACTTCCGTCGTGACCAAGATTCTAAAGTACCGCCCTCAGGTACATGCTGATACTTCCACTGCTGCAACTCTCATAACAACAACATTATCTGGTGTATCGGTATAGTGTCATTTGACCCTGGTAATAAAAGAGTATAAATATTCTAAGAGTATAAACATTTCAAGCACCTTGTTCACTAACAAAGTGCTTGCAATGACGCGTCTCCACGAAGCTATTGATGAAGCTGCCGAGTATGCCTTGAGATCTGACGGTCCTTTTAAACATTCTTGTTTCATAATGTCCGGGAAGAAGATTATCGCACGCGGAAACAATCATGTCCGCCAGCAGATTGGCACAAGTAGTGTGCATGCAGAGATTGATGCCATTTGGCGGATAAACAACACAGATCTATATGACAACCTGAAGGCGATTATCATACGGTCATCTCCAACAGGGCGACTCGGAAATTCGCGTCCATGCGTTATGTGTATGTCAGCGCTCAAGCAGCATGGAATCAAGACCATAGTATATTCTTCGGTTGGAGGATCTATAGTTATGGAACGTATTCAATAAGAAGTGAATATCTGTTTAATTTAACAAATTTTAATGTTCTGTGACAATAAATGCTTTTCAAAGACATTCACACCATCCCCGAGGAAGAATATGTAACGTGCCAGCGAATTGTAGAACACTGCAGAGAAAGGGGGATCCACTACATAAAGCCAGACCCAATAAAGTATGGTTATTTGGTGGTGTCGAACCACGGGTGGAATGGATTTTATGACATATGCGAACTGAGAAACACAAAAACATTGGTCACTGGATACTCGGACTTCTCAATAGATGGACATGAGTTGGACATTTTAGAGCAACCCGTATTAGAGAAGTGGTTTGCAAACAATGTTGGGATTCGCCACCCAAAGCTCATTGCAGTACCCCTCGGTCTGCCAAACGAAGTGGATTTTCCAGTTTATGGTAACACGCGTCGTCTCCACGAAGTCGCAATCTCACCATCGGGCAACAAGGGCCTTGCTTACATGAATTTTAAAATAGATACATTCCCTGCAGAGCGTTCAGTAGTCAAGCAGATGTTCTCTGGTCTTGATTGGGTAACCGAAAGCTCAATAGACTTGAGCGAGTATGGACACCGCAAGTATCTAGAGGAAATCAGAGACCACAAGTTCTGCATATGCCCTCGTGGCAATGGTGTCGATACTCACCGGATGCTAGAATGTATCTACCTCGGTTCCATTCCCATTTGCAAGCGTTCCGTGGCTTTGGAGCAATTCTCTGAACTTCCTATTCTGTTCATTGATGACTGGGAAGAGGTGACACCAGAGTATCTGGAAAAGGTGTATGAAGATTTCTCAACTCAAGATTGGGATGTTCGAAAGATACTCATGTCATATTGGAAAAGCCAGATATAAGTTATTGATGCCCAATATACACAACACCAGTCGTCTTATTCTTCAAAACATCATTCACGGATTGGATAACAGCATCAAATCGCTCGGCACGGACCCTCTTGGCAGCAACGCCCCAAGGGTTCTTGTGCTTGGTAGTGGGATTCACACGGATCCAACACACATCAACGCCGGGGTATTGTTGAAGAAGCTCTGCGGTCACCATATGCATTCGAGACTTATCGCATGCATAGCTTTCGTGACCATTCTCATCGACTTCCAAGCACACAATGATGTCGTTGCCAAACACTATGCCATCCAGACGCGAAAATTTCTTGGTCGTCTCATTGGGGTTATATTTGACGACAAATTCTCTGCGTTTGATGTCAATCTTGCCTTGGACATGCCTGAAGAACGCATTTTCATACTTCTTGCGCGTTTCTCGCCGCGAGTCATCAGGGTCGCATGAGAGACAATACTGGCATCCAGAAACAAGAAAATATCCTACTGGGCATTCTACACCATTGTAACCAGGACATCTCTTGCTTACGACATTTACCATCTCTGATGTCTTGCACTCAACGCAACAAAATCCCACGGTTTCTCCTGGGAGATTGAAATACGGACGCGTTCCACATGGACATAGCTTATCCTTGACATTTACCATCTCCGACGTCTTGCACTCCTTGCAACAAATCCCCACGGTTTCTCCTGGGAGATTGAAATATGGTATAGTTCCACACAGGCACCTCTTGTTCATCACATCAATCATCCCTGGCGTCTTACACTCAGTGCAACAAATCCCCACGGTCTCTCCTGGGAGATTGAAAATTGGTTGCTTTCCACACGGACATAGCTTGTTCTTAACATCAATCATCCCTGGCATCTTACACTCAGCGCAACAAATCCCCATGGTTTCTCCTGGGAGATTGAAACTCGATTGTTTTCCGCACGGACATTTCTTGTGAGCAACATCAATCATATCTGTCGTCTTGTGTGTTTTACACCATCTGGCCTTGAGACCAATGACATTGTATGATGCATTTTTCTTGCACTCTGGGTGCTTGCAAATTGTCATTTGTATATAAGAAGTTCAGATGGTATATATAAACTATTGTCGATATATAAGATTGTCATTTGACCCAGGAATACCGCGTAGCATAAAAAGAGACCGTAATTCTGTTTTTCTTCACTAAAACGTTTACAACTATCAAGCAAGCAAGTAACAATGTTTGCACCAGTCCTCCTCAACACTGACGATAACGCGGAGACCAACATCCTGACATTTGTCACTTTCAGGAAGTCGCTCAAGAGCATGCTGCGCAACAAGTACGAGTCGGTGTTTCATGAGAAACCCGACAAATCTATGACGACCAAGAAGCTGATGCGGAGTCTACAGAAGCATGTTTCTTTCAGCGGCGAGAGCTTGAAGACCGCGGGAAGGCATATGAATGCAGTGTCTTGTGGGACCTATATGGCAGAAGTTACATATTCGATTTACACAATGCTGGCGGCTCTCAACTATGAATTTGATGTGTCATGTGAGCTGCGGAAAATCTCTGGCATTATCAACGACTCGCCAAGGACAGGAGATGCTATGAAAAAAATCATTTTTGCTCTTGATATGTTCGATGAGCTTGCTTCTTGCCACGAATGTTTCGAAGTTCTGGACATCCCTTCTTGCATTGATACTATCGATTGCTTTCTGGAGAAAACAACAGCACTTGTTCTGACTGTATAAGAATTTAAAGAATAATGTAAATATCATATAAATGGATTTCAGCGGAATTACAGAAAGGATTCAGAAACTAAAAAGAAACATACAAAATGCAAAGGGTTCGGTACCGAAGGAAAAGGCAGAGAAAATCATAGAAGAAGCAGATATCAATAAACCGAAATATACAAAGAATGTTCTCACGCGCGAAACATTTGAGGATATCCTGGAAGGGTATGCAAAATGCCCAGTGGAAAAACTAGAAGTGGGAGACTTTTTAAGATATAAGCAAAATAAAGGTGGAAAAATAAGGTATATTTGGGGCGGATTATTGATCCACAAAAATCCTGCATATCTTCGGGTGAAAAATGTCAAAAATGGAATCACATGGTCAGTTCAATTACAGAATCCAGATGTTCAGCACGTGTTTTACGCAAAAAAGAAACAAAAGTTGGAAGAGGGCGGGACGTATGTCAACATCGACACGGCATCTTCCGAGGGGCTTCTTGCTACTGTCATTGAACGCGGTGATGTCGAAATGCTTGAGAAAGCTGCCAAGCTTGCACGACGCGCTGCTATAGATAACTCTTTGAGTTGGTAATATGATATTTTTTAAAAACGCAAAAATTGAGTGTCATTTGACCCAGGAACACCCTGGTTACAGTCGTTTGTCCCTGGTAATGCCCATATCAACGAATTGTGTATAAAAGGGACACCTGTGACACAAAGAACATCTCCTCACCACCAACCATCTACCCAACAATCACAATCAATTACCAAAGCCAAACGAACAATGGTTTCCATCAAGCAGTTTTTCTCCGAGCACGCGATGCTGTACAATGCCAAGGTCGAGGCGAAGCCCGAGAAGGCCGAGTCTAAGGAGAGGTACCACGTTGACGTCGAGGTGCCCGAGCATCTCGAGGACCCCGTGCTGAAGCCCGAGAAGGCCGAGTCTAAGAAGCATTACCACGTTGACGTCGAGGTGGCCGGGACCATTGAGGAGCCTGTGATTGCGCCCGAGAAGGTCTCGGTGTTCAAGAGCTACTTTGCCGGGCATAAGGCAATTTGGGCTGCCAAGACCAAGGCGGCAAAGGCACCTGCGCCCCCTGCCGGCGAGACCAAGTACACCCTCGACCACGAGATGGACGCTCTTAACCTGTGGAGCCCCTGGGCGGCCAAGACAAAGGCAGCAAAGGGGATGGCGCCCCTGACCGAGCGCGAGCGGGAGAACATCAAGAACAAGTCATGGACTGTTTAAATGAAAACATTTATGTAAAAAAACTTAGAAATCTCGAGAAACAGAAAAGGAATCATATTGCGAAGTACGTCAAATTGGAAGAAAACAAATATGTATCAAGATCAAATGAAGCTGAAGTGGTTCTCTCGCACTCACCGCAAAGAAGAAGAGTTTGCCAAAAAACTTGACCTCATAGAAAAACAGTATGCCGATCGACTCGACCGCAAGGAAAAAGAGATTATCGAAAGACTAGGCCACGTAGACAACGAGTTGGCCAAAACACTTGGCGTCGTAGAAACGGAGTATTTGAGACTCAGGAAGTTCCAAGACAAACTGAACACCTGCATGGAGTTATTGCAGTCCGACAACGCTGTACTCCGGGCCACGATCAATGACCTCCAGAGCAAAGAAAAAGAGTTTGCCGAAAAACTTGACATCATAGAAAAAAAGTATGCCGATAGACTCAACCGCAGGGAAAGAGAAATTCTCGAAAGACTAGACCACGTAGACAACGAGTTGGCCAAAAGACTTGGCTTCGTAGAAACAGAGTCTGCAGTGAGACTCGGGAAGTTCCAAGCCAAACTGAACGCCTGCAACACGCGACTCTCAAACGCGGAAAGTTGCATATCCACATTAAAAGAGCTTTAAATGTGCTAATTAAAGGCCCCGCGTAATTTAAATTCACATTAAAAGCTCTTTTAGTGTGAAAAATTGACCTCGCGTATATAAAATTACTCTATAAGTGCTAAATAAAGGCCCCGCGTAATGTTTTTAAGGTGTAAATTACAAATTAAAGGTCTTTTAATATTAAAAAATGAGCCCGCGTATTGTTAAAAGGGTAATTATTATATTAAAAGGTCCTTTTCTTTATAAGTATATGCCCCGCGTATGTTATTAAGAAGTACTTATTACTTATTATATGAATAATTGCAAGTATTATGTACAGTATGCCAATATGTATATAACACATAAACACCAAATCATTCGCTGGTCGAGCGCAGCGTCAACAACCAGGAGGAGCGCAGCCCATAGGACTTGTAGAACGCCAACGGCAACGGGTCACAACTTTATGGTTTTTACAAAACGTCGATATACAATTATATCGACAAAATCAATAACCAGTAAATTATAAAAAAATATTGAACGACTAAGTCGCTAGGCACTTATATGTGGTAAACGACTAAGTCTTTGCATATGTAATTGTCTTCTACAGTGTAGTGAACAACCAATCTCACCTGATGAGCACATAACCATATGAACTTTTAAGTTAAATACTAACTTTCAATTTATATAAAAAAAAAAGTTTCAACTACGCTGTAGCGTGCCTTGTAGGGAACTACGCTGTAGTTGAAAACTTTTTTTCTAAATTGTATATCGACATTGTAAAATACAAATAGAACAAGAGAACAATATCATAGAATGGAGACGTTTTCAGTCAGACTTTATGCGTGCAGTTGTGGATACAAGACAACAGATAGTGGGAATGCCAGTAAACACAAGAAGTTAGGCACTGACCACCAGATGAACTCCTCATCAGTGTCTGTTGTATTAGAAAAAGATTACTTAGAGGCCCTTGCCAAGGCTACTGCCAGCACATATAATGGAGAGACTGTCAACGTTGACAACAGCGTTGACAACAGCGTTAACAACAATAACATCACCAACATTCAGCTTGTTCTTCCCCCAAAGACCACGAAAGAAGACTTTGTCGACTATCTGTGTGCTTTGAATGGGGCAGGGTTCAGGTCTCCTGAGCAAATAATGAAGATGCCAGGAAATCTGCTTACTCTTACGCGAGACCCCAAGAAATACC